TCTTCTGGTGGGAGAGCGCAACTAGACCGGCCACTCGGCCGTAGCGTACTGCTCGGCCGCAACTTCCTGCACCGTTCCTGCCACAAGCAGATCGGGAAGCATTTGGCCTGGCAGAATGAAATCGCAATATGCAGAGTCGATTGCCAGATAGACGCGGCCTTCGCTGTCGGTAGGCAATTCGCTCGCCAGCGGCAGCGCTCGCAGGGTCTTTGTTTCGGCGTTTGGGTAGCCGTATGCCGCGTCTAACTGTTGGCAGACGCCCGCGTATACGCTTGGCGAGGCGCGAAAGTATCGCGTGTTCATATGCCCCACTTCCTCGTCAGGTACGCGACGATGGCGGCGGACTCAGTAGAAGTGATCGCAGTCGCGCGGTTGTAGAAAATGATTTCGCAGATTTTCCCGGCAAGCGGAAACGCACTTCCCGTGCTGGGATTACCGACAGTCAGCACGCCAGCAGGATCGCCGGTTTGTGCGGTGTTTGCCGAAGACGTTGCGGAAGATGTGCCGCTGGCAGAGTGCGTGAACGCCAACCTTGCAGTAGAAGTCGCGTTGGCAGGATCACCCAATATTGAGTAGCACCGCACAACGTCTAGGCCAGTTGCCGACATATCGCGTCTACCCACCATGCCCGCCGTACCTGAGATGCTAACGCGGATGTTGTTGTTGGCCGCAATGCCGCCGTAGTCATGCACCATATCGAAACCGCGAACGTTGTAGGTGTTGTAGGCACCTCGCGTTGACAAATAGGTGTGAGCTTGCCCTATGCCCGAACTGCCGGAACTAGACGCAACAATGAACATTCCGTACAGCGACAGGCCGTCATGAAGAAACGCCCAGTCCGATGCGGTTGCAGCAACAAGCCGCCTGCCTGCCCCAGAACTTGTAAAAGTAAGGCAGCTCTTGCCGTTTTGCCCTGCTGTCGTGTAGGTCGGCTGAATGCTCGCGCTGCCCTGCGATAAGTTCCTGCCGCCCCCGCTCTTGTCCCTCCACTCGCTCACGGTCGATCCGTTGAGGGTAACTGCGGCAGAGTCGGCCGCGTCGTACCAAGCGTAAAGGCCGGAGATGGATCGTGGATTGAACCCGCGACTTGGTTGCGGCCTCAACAGTCTCGGCGACATTGGCATGGAGGTGCGCTCTTGTAGGGATGTACGGTACTTAGCCCTTCACCGACACCGTCATGGCGCAGGTGGTGGCACCGACGATGACGGGGGCGATGTAGGGGAATCCAAAACAGGCGTCCGGAATCGGGTGGGCGCCGTTTGTCACGGCGGTGGTCACCGCCGATCCGTCAGCGCGGATCACCAGCGGTGTGTCCTCTGGGCCGTTCGACGCATGCCAGTTGATCTGGGTGGCACCGTTGGTCGCGCCGATCAGCACCCCGCCGCCTGCATAGCGACCGAAGGGGAATCGCGGCGTGGTGGTGGCAGCGGAAGACCCGGCAGTGATGACGGCGCCGCTGAAGAAGCGTTCGATCTGAGACATCATTTTCCTTTCGGACGGTAGGCGTGCTTTTCCAAGATTCGTTCGCGGACCTCGCCAGCCTTGGCTCCGGGGTTCCGCTTCAGTTCCCTCGCCACCTCGCGGCGGAGGATCTTTTCGTTCATCAGCTTGCGCTTCGGGGGCTCCACGGAGCCGGGGTCATATTGTACTGAACCTTTGACCACCATTCTACGCTTCTGGGCCACACGCACGACATCGTCGGACGAGGACACCCAGGCTTCCGGATCCCGCCACGCCCGCTTGTCTGCGATGCCACCGCAGTAGTACTTGCCCGAGATGTTGATTCCCGCCTCGCGGGCTTCTTTGACCATCCACTCAGCCGACTGGCGCGGCATCTCATCCAGCTGCTGGTTGTTCATGCGGCCTTCCATGAACGCCCGATCCGTCCCTTTGGTTCCTGGGGCGATCTGGAGGGCGCACATTTCTGCCCAGCGTTCGCCGTGGGGCAGGGCACGCTTGTACGTTTCGACGGCCTCGCGACCGGCTCGTGCAATGTGGCTGGGGATGTTCATGCTATTGCTGCGGGGGTTGGGGGGCTTCTTGTGGCGGCGCGCCCTCTTGGCCGGGAGGCGGCGGTGGAGGGGGCGGCGGGATCATGTAGCGCGCGACATCGACCTGCATCGCCTTGCCCCAGTCTTCCAAGAGGGCGTTGAACAGTTCCGGCCGCCCGGCTTGGAGGAGCCCTTGGCTGATGGGGGCCAGGATCTGCATGGCGCTGGTGATGTTTTCGATGCGGGTGGCGATGTTCGGTTTCCTCGCAGAACCGGCCTCAACGCGGTACGAGTACTCTCTGACAATGGCGTCAGGAGACTCGCCTTGTACGTGCATGCCCCACGCTTGCGCAGCCATCGGTCCAAGAATGGGCTCAACATCCTGCGGGTAGACCAGCCACCGCGCGAGAAGTGCTTCCTTGCGGGCAACTTCCGACAGCGCGTCTTCCAGAATGTTTGCGTAATCGTCCGGACGGACGCTGATCTGCTCGGCCTTCACCTGCGCTTCTGCAGCTGACCGGAACTGGTTCCTGGTCATGCCGTACAAAAGTTCAGTAAGCCCCACGCGGCGGTCGAAGAGAGCGGTGACCTCCGCGATGATGTTGTACATGTCCTGCGTCACACCCGGCGTCTGGAATACCGAGATGACATCGTTCACCGAGCGGCCAACCGCTTCGGAGATTTCAACAATGTTGAAGCCCTTCTCGCCGCGTTCCAGGATCTTTGCTTTCAGATCCGGGTCGGCAGACTTGGCCACGCCGATGAGCGTCTGGCTGGACGTTGCGATGCGCGTGGCGAGGAACGACATCCCCCAATTGATGAACCTCAATTCCCCAATGCCGGGGCGGATCAGCGAGATCGGCCAGGAGTACCCCGGCTTGCCATGCCACGCCAAGAGCGTGAACGGCCAGCCCGCCGGTTCGGCCCAGAAGGGGATCGGCCACTGGGCCCGCATGAACATCTCCTGCGGAACGCCCGTCTCATCGACCTCTTCTTGGAGGATCGACGGCGGGAGGTTCAGCGGGAATTCGACGCCCTCGCTCACCACGATGTAGCAGTTCGCACCCAGCGAGTCGAACTTGCCGACGAGATCCTTGTCGCCGTCCTTCAGCCGGTCACCGAAGCCGGTCTTGGAGTAAATCTCCCAGTAGCAGATGAGGTCGTTCGTCTTGCCGTTCTTGCGCTTGGTTTCGTAGCCCCGCTCGTTCTCATCGGCCCGAGAGGCGTACGACTCAACGTGCCCCTTCAGGTCTTCGCGGGACAGGCCGAACTTGGCAGCGACTTCATCAATCGGCTGAATGCGCTTGCGGGCGGCCCAGCGGATGTCTTCGTACTCATCGGCATCTGGATCCCACACCAGATTGTCGATGGAGTCATAGAACGAACCGGCCATCTTCACCTGTGACCCAGGCGGCTGGTACAGCTCATGCCACCACACACCGGCGCCTTTGATGAACGCCTCTTCGACAACCTTCCGCGAGTGCTGCTTCAGGTTCAGTTCGTTCGGTGTGTAGTTCAGGTAGTCCTCCAATAGCTTGGCGATGATGCCCCTGCGCTCCTGGAGGAACTGCTGCTGTTGCAGGCCCTGTTGATAGGCCATCATGCCAGGATCCGGCATCATCACCGGCTGGCCGTCCGGACCAACGACAGGCCCGTTGGGGCCCATCTGCGGAACCGGCGGCTGGGGGAAAATCCCAAGGAGCGGAGCCGGAACAACAGGATACTGCTTGGGGGTCACCGCCCGCGTCGGATTGCGGTGGTGGATGACCGACGCAAACAGACGGACGGCCTCCCACACCCGGTTGACGCAGATCCGCATGGCGGGCGGATCGATGCCCTTGTTGTAGGTGCGGGCCTTTTCCGTACCCCACATGGCGTCCGGATCCGACGCATAAAAGCCCATCGCCTCATTGGCGTCATCGGCAAAGGGCTTCTTATGTTTCTGCGCCTGCTTTATGCACTCTAGCCAGCGCGTGACTATTGGGCGCAGCGGATTTTCGTCTGCCATGTGGGGCTCCTAGTGGTAAATGCCCTACTTGGCCTTCTTCCCCTCCAGATCAGCCACCTTCTTCTCCAGAAGGGACACCTTCTCCTGCAGGGCGACGAGCTTGCTGGGGCGGGGGGCCCAGAACCCGTACTCCTTCCACGCCGGGAATTCATTGACGCCCGGATCGTCGGTGTGGTGGACGCTCGGACGCTCCACGCCGCCGTAGCCCGGGGTGATGACCCACAGGGTCAGGGTCCGCTTCGACACGGCGGTCACCAAGGCCAGATTGGGCTCGGCACCCTCATGGCGGAAAAACAGCACCTTGTCGCCCAGGTCGGCGGTCGGCATCACATACTCACTCATCTCAATACTCCTTTCGGGGATAGATAGACAGCGCCGTCATCGGCCTTTCTCTGTCTGCGTTCTCGTTCTGCCAGATACTTCACCCACCACGGCTCTGGCCCTTGGACCTTTGGTGGCTTGTGATACTTGGGTTCGTAGGCGGCAAGGTACTCCATGGTCTGCACGGCATGGACCTCGCCGCGTGTCTGCGGCTCGTCGGTCACGTAGACCTGACCGTTCACCGTCGTGGTCTTCTTGCGATAGCGTTTGATCTCTCGGAGCAGGTTCGGACAGGCGCCCTCCAGGATCTTCAGGCGTGTCGAACCATCACCCCGTACGTGCAGCATTTGCCGTACCAATGCCGTTCTGGCAGGGATATCATCGGAACCGGGAATGAACGAATGCCCGCCGATGACGAACTTGTAGTTGCGCTTCTTCAGCTCTTCGGAGTACAGCTCATGCGGCAACCGGCCTGACCCGAGATCACGCAGGGCACCGCCGTGCATGTCCATGATCGCGGCGTAGATCAGTTGGTTCTGCGCCTTGGCCCAGAATTGCTCGCCCCAGATCATGGCGTTGCATTGGCGGATGTACAGTTCGTCGTAGATCAGAACGAACGACTCATCTGGAGGGACTGCGGCAAAGAGTGTCGCCATGACCGCATGGCCCGGATCGATGCCGACATACCGCGTCCACTCGGGCGGAACCTGCCCGGCCGGGAGGTCTTCTCTCCGGAGAATGTGGACGGCCTGATTGAACGTCGGGTACATGAGCGTGGATTCGGTGGTGAACTCACCCTCCGCACGCATCCGCAGTTCTTCTTGGCCGAGCGCCGACCAGCGTTCGATGTTCTTCTGCTTCTCTTCGTCATCGATGAACTGGTTGTCCAAGAAGCGGAACGTGAACTTCCGGATGATTGGATTCGGCTCGTTGTTCTCAACTGCCTTGTCGGCCCGCTCACACAACCCAAGCAGTGCGTCATTCTTGCTATGCGGCATCGCTGCCCACACAAATCGGCCCTTACGATCCGCGAGTCGGGCTTGGCACTCACCCACCCATCGCTCGTTGTTTAAGTCCTCGTCCAGCCAAATAAGATCGGCCTGATAGCCCTGCGGAGGTTCGCCCTCAGACGAGAAACACCAGATCGTCCAGCCGTTGGTCAGTTCGACCTTGTTGAGATAGCCAGCGTTCTTCAGCACCCACGACATGTCTTTAATGAATCGTGGTGGGATGAGCGGAGGAGCGGGCTTGGACTTCGACTTGTCATCGCCCTTGCGGACGCTTCGCCATTCACCCGTCTCTTCGTCGCGGATGATCCGGAATGCCCCAGCCTTTAGGAGGAGGGGGTAAATTACCAATCCGATGTGGGGCCAGTTCCTTCCGACAATCGCAAGGTTGCCGCCTTCCAGCGGGTACTTGCCATACGGATCCTGGCCAGTCGCAGCACGCGCAGCCTCAACTGCCACTGCCAGACTTTTTCCTCCACGGTTTCCACCCAACACAATCCGCTCGCTGACCATGCACTTGTGGAACTCTTCCTGATGAGGCATGGGGCGATACAGCCGCAGAGCTTCTAGGCGGCGAGACGCCAGCTCCGCCTGCACCTCACGCATTTGCTGAACAGCGTGCTGCGTGATGACGGGCTTGGGCTGTTCAGGAATCGGCACGTGAATCTTTGGGTGCTGTCTCATGTTTCACCGGGTGCCATTCCGCGCACCAGTGGCTCTTGTCGGTCAGCGGGCACTCCCACCGTCCGTTCCGCGATGTCGGCGGGTATCTCCGACACTCCCCCACCAACGCCTCCGGCTTGGAAGTCCGCCACCACCGGCACCGCTCGCACGTTTTCATCAGATTCAATCCTTACTTGGTTGCCGTTCACTTTGATCGTCATGGCGGCGGCGAGAACGTCCCGCCGGTACTGCGCCTCCAGCTCTTCTTCGGTCATCAGCTCCAGCGGCTTCTTCGCTCCGCCCATCGCCGTGTTCTGCGTGATCAGGCGAAGGATGGAATCCAGCTGCTTAGTGCGAAACGCTCCGCCAGCAGGAGCGTCGTAGAACTGTTTCATAAACGCGGTGACGAATCCTTCGACGCCGCCGAAGTACTTCATCGCCACTTCCAGCAGTTCGGCGGAGTGAGGGACGTTCGTTCCGCCGACACGCGCCGCAGCGATGAACGTGTCTACGGCCCCGCGTTCGATCTCCGCCAGCTTCTTCTGGGCGCGGATCGTCCGGCCGTCCTTCTGCTTCTTGTTCCGGCACTTCCGACAGCGGGTGTGGAACGCCCCCTTGGAGCGGTGCCAGAACTTTTCGGTGAGCGGGTACTTTTTCCCGCACTTGGAGCAAGCCTTAACTTCCTCCACGTACCGTGAACCGGGGCTTCAGGTCAACGAGTTTCACGGACGAGTCGTAGTTCGCATCCCAAGACTGCTTCAGCTTGGAGGAGATGTGCTTGGCTTCGATGAACTGCGGCTTGCCAACGCACTTCGGCTTCCAATGCCCGGCCCAGGCGTCCCAGTTGCAGAACACCGGGTTGTAGCCCAGCTTCTGCGTGCCGACCAAGGAGAGGTCGCGTGTCATGGTGACATCTTCGGTCGATGCCTTGTCGGCCTGATACTTGTCGGCCCACTCATAGAAGAACCACGGCTTATCGTCTTCTGTCTTCGGCTCCGTGAGTTCAAAGGCCCGCATGTCGTACATGATCAGGCCGGTCGGCAGGGCCGCGCATGGCTGGATGCCGGACATCTTCACGGCCTGCGTGCGTTCGTACATCTTCAGCTGGAAGTCTGGGTTGGGGTGGCCGGTCTGCATGTCGCGCCACTCAAACACGTACACGCACTCCATCGGCGGCGGGCCGCAGTACGGGGCGCCAATCACCACCGGGCCCTTGTCGTAGTGGTCGTACAGGAAGTCGAACGAAGACGGAAAGAACTTCTTGTCTCCGTCCATGTCGGGCTTCATGTCGGAATCGATCATCACCAAGACATCGATGCCGTACTCCCTTGCCTGGAGGACGGCCCGGTTGCGGGTCATGGTGATCGGCGTGTCCGCGAGATTCCAAATGCGGATGTTCTCAATCCGTGGATCTCTGGAGCATTCGGCAACGAGTGGCGTCATCCATTCACGGATGTCAGGGACTTCAGACGAAATCCCGCCGTTGCCGCCGTACGAGAAAGTAACCAGACCGACGTTCAGCTTGCGCTGTTGCATGTGTCACCTCGGGGGAGAGTGAGTGTATCAGATTAGTGGACGGATGTCTAGTACTGCGGCCTGCGCGTTTTCAGCCAGTCGGCGTACAGATCGGGAGGCAGGTTCTTGGGTGAGATGAAGTTGCCGTTCGCGTCCAAGACCTTACCCTCACGCTTGGCCTTTTTCAGATCGGCGTCCCGTTTGAACAGCCTCTCATTGAACTCTTGGCCTGGATCTTTCCTTGGCTGCTGCGTCGCCTGCTTCTCGCGCATCCAATACGGCGTCCCTTGGCTCGGCGGCTGGATGGGCTGTGCGCGGCCCGCCCTGAACGGCGGCGCACCCGGATATGGCTGGTCGCGATCATCTACGCCGTCGCGGTCGCTGTCACGAAAATCCAGGGTCATGCGGCGACCGTCTGGGTCTGTGCCGTAGTCGCCTGTCCTTGGCGGCTGGCTGCTTGGAGCCTTCAGCACGGGATTGCGCCGACCGTACATGTCCGGTGGCGCGTATTCAGGGATCGGCGGAGCTTCGTTTACGTAGTGGGCGTCAGACCACAGCTTGCCGTCACGGTATTCGGCTGGCACGTAACGCATGCCGGGGTTCGGCCCTGCTGGCTGTGGCGATAGCAGCGTCGGAGGGCCGGACATCGGCGGCAGGACAGGCTGCGGGGCGCTGCCGCCAAGGAGACGGATCAGCTGATCCATGAAGCCTGGGGGCGTCTGGATGTTGTTCTGGGTGAACAGATCCTGGATAGCGTTGGTGGGCCGCTGGGGCTGCACGCCAAATCCGCCAATCGGCGGGAACGGCTGGCTCGTGGGATTGGTGGCTTGGTTATAGTACTGCGTGAACGGGTTGTAGAACCCGTTGGCCACCATGTTCTGCGCCTGCTGCATGGCGGAGCCGTAGTCGAACTGCGGTTGGCCGAGATCCTGCCCGAAGGCGTTGGCCATCTGGTACTGCAGGTTGTTGTTGTTCACCAAAACGGACATGGCATCGCGCTGGGCCATCGCCGTCGCGAGAGCCTGCTGCTGGTTGCCAGGGATCTGCTGCCCGCCGTAGTACACGCCGGGGGCCATGTTGGCGAACGGGTTCTGGGGCGCTGGTGCGCTTGGCTGAAAATTTCCGGCGTTGGCCCCAGTTGCATTGCCAGTAGGCCCGTACGCCGGTCGGTTGTCTGCCGGGTTGTGCGGGAGGCTTCCGAGTTCGCCAGCCCACCACGGCGCATCTGCGGCGAGGACGCTGTCGAACCTTTGCGGTGCTTGCGGCCTAGCGCCGCCTGCGTACGACGGGTTCGGTTGCATGTGGTCCGTGTACGGCTGCTTTGCGATGTCGGCCGCCGTCGTGCCGGGGGCGTACAAACCATACGGCGTGCCGGTGGACTGCGACTGGACAGGCTGCGCCCTGCCAGGAGCGTAGGCCGACATGTCGGGAGACTTAGTCCCGCCTGTGCTTGGAGTGGCGCTGCGGAAGATCGCGTCTTGCGGGATGCCGCCTTGGCCTGGAGTCGGCTTAGACGGGGTCGCGGGATTGACGCGGTCAAAGGGCTGCTGTTGCGTGGTAGGGGCGGCGTATGGGTTCTGATACGGCTGCGTCCAAGACTTGCCGTCTGGCATCATCAGGCTCATTCGTCACCCTTCTTCGTAGTCAGGCCGTCCGTCCCCATGCCAGTGCCTTGCAGCATGCGGAGGTTCGCCATGTCGGCGTATTCCGGCTGGCCGCGTGTCTCGGCAATCAGCTGCCGCAGGAAGTCCAGGTTCTGGATGGCCGGATCGCTCATAAGCGCAAGTAGGTAGTCCATAAGAGAAAAGGCGGCTGACCAGTTGCCCGGCCAGCCGCCTCCCCCGAAACCCCGTGAGGGGGCTTATTAGTAGCGGGTCTTCACGATGGCCAGGACGTTCGCTCCGGTGGTCGCACCGGCGCTGCACGCGCGGCCGAGAACACCGAGGCCATTGTCACCGGCGCCAGTCGTGGCAGCGCCCACACCGCTCTTCGTCACCCGGCCCGAGGTGGTAGCACCCGAGGTTGCAGCCGTGATGGCCGCAAGCCGGTCGCCAACGACGATGTCCGAGCCGCTGAGAGCAACAGCCACTTCAGTGGGGCCCTCAACCGTCACCCAGTACACATCGTTGACAGCCACGCCCGTGGCGGGCAGGTACTCGTCCACCACGCCGACGCGCTCTTCGTTCGTCACGGCCGAGTAGCCCTTCGTCTCCGTGAAGGAGGAGAGGCCAGCCGTGCCGGTGTCGAACGCCACGACGCGCTTCGGAAGGAGCGCCGCAGCCGAGGTGTTCCGCACGGCAACGCAGGTCTTCACCCGGTTGCTGCGGACCACGCCCGTGATGGGATTCACATCGGGGAACTGCTTCACGCAGCCCACCCAATTGCCGCCCTGCGAGGCCGAGGTGACGCCGAGCGTCTGGCCAAGGGCGAACGGCGGATCAACAAGAAGACTCATCTCAATTCACCTCTTTCTTTAGGCAAGGGCAGCGAGTTTAAAGAAGTTGCGCGGCGTCTTAAACTTAAGGTTGCCGAGCGTTGACACAACGTAGCGATACTGTTGCGTGATCTCGTCGTAGAACGGACCCTCGCTGACCATCAGCTGGTCCTGCATGCAGAGCAGTTCGATGTTCCCCATCGACAGGCCGTAGCCCGTGTCAGCAGGAATCGAATTCTCAGACGAAACCTCAACGCCGTCGAACTCAAAGACATCCGTGAAGCCGTAGCTCCGGAGGCCGTTGGTGCGAGTGACGATGACGCGCTCCTTGTCATCCAGCTTGTTCAGGAAGTCGATGAACCAGCGCCGGTTGAGCAGCACCATGTCGATCTGGTCTTCCTTGGTGTCGTTGCGACGGGTCTGATGCAAAGCCTCGCGGAGAGCCTTCGCACAGTTGGCCGCCCATGTCGAACTACCGAAGTAGGTGCTCGTCACGTTGCAGATCACCGGGCTGTAGAAGTCGAACTCCGGATCGGCTTCGCCGTTGGGCCACACGCCCACCTTCTGCGAACCGCCGTACGCTCCCAGGACGGTCGAAAGACCGGCGTAGGTATCGGACGGAGAGCCGAACGGATCGGCAGCGTTGGCCGCACGCTGGGCGCCGGTGGACACGTTGAGCGTGCCGTTGACTCCCATGAACGACTCAATGCCGTGGAATCGAAGCTCGTTGCCAGCGGCAGCGCCGTCGATCACCCACTCCCGGCCCAGGTACTGCTCCATGCTGGTGATGAGCCGCGAGGCCATGCGACCGGCGACGTTCACCAGCGCCTGAGCCGAGCGGTTCTCCAGCATTTCCTTCTTGTAGATCGCATCGGTCACCTGCGCGCCACGGAACTCCAGCTCCGCGTTCTTCCACAGGTTCTGACGCGCGAAGGATCGCGGAGTCTCACCGTTGTTACCCGAGGGGGTATGGTTGCGATATTGGATTTCCCACTGAACGCCACGGCCACTCATGTTGGTCCGGATGTTGCCCGAACCCTCCAGCGCGGCGAACACCTTAAACTTGCGCAACGACGCAATTTCCTCTTCTTTGAGGTAATTGGTGATCGTCGTGGCAATTGAACGAGCCCAGTCGGTCGAACTGCTCATCAGATTACTCCATCAGTTACGAGCTGGCCTTTCAGCCGCTCTTCAAAGCTCATCCTCTGGCGCGGTGCCCGAGGCTCTGTAGTGCCTGCAGACCTGTTGACCGTGCGGGTAGCACGCTCGCGCAGGAACTGCATGTTCTGTTGGGCGACCGGATCAACCGGCGCCTGGGGGGCAGGCGGGGCAGGGGCATAGCCCTGCGGCGGAGCCTGCATGGGAGGCGCGGCCTGCATCTGCTGGTAACGCAGATTCAGGAGGTCGCGCTGCAGCATGCCAGTGGCGTACTGCCAGCGGGCCTTGGGGTCGGCTATGCCGATTTGTGCGGCCTGCTGGATGTACGCCTGGATCGCCTGACCCTCACGGGAGACTTGGCCGTTGGCGTCGTACAGCCAGTCGGCGTTCTGGGCTTCCAGATCCTGAACGAAGTTCTGCGCCTGATACTGGCCGAGGTGCTGCTGAACCAGCTCCTGGGCCTTCTGCATCGCGACCTGTTCCACGAACGGCTTCAGCGTGTTCTCGGGATCGGTGACCAGCTTGCGGGCGAAGTTCGCCGTGTAATCCTGGTACTTCCGGAGAGCCTGCTGTGCCTCAAACGGGGCGTTGGGGTCGATGATCTCCTTGCCCGTCTGCGGATCGCGGATGATGTAGTTCTTCCACGAGTCATCGACTTGGGGCGGACTCCACCACTTGGGCTGCTCTGCCGCCTTCGGCTTGTTGGCTTCCTGCTGGGCGGCGAGCCACTGCTGGTACTGCGCCTTGTTCTGGAGGTACTCAGTCGCGTGGGGGATGATCGACTGGTACTGCTGCAGCTGACGCTGGGTTTCGCCGTAGCCGTTGAATGCACGGTACAGGTTCTGGGCAATCGCCAGATCGTCTTGGCCCTGGAACTCCGGAAGATGCCGGAAGGCTTCGTATGGCGTGGAGAAGCCACCGGCCTGCGGAGCGGACTGCGGGGCCGACTGCGGAGCGCTCTGCGGCGCGGTATCAACCGGCGCAGAAACCGGGGCTTCGGACTGAATATCGTTCTGGACTTCGTCGGACATTTCGTCACCTAGGGGTTCGGGGGAATCCTCTAGGTGAACTAATGCCCTTCTATGTCAGGACTTGTTACCGATTTCGGTCACAGCATCGCCTGCTGTGTCTAACCTACTCGGCGGCATTGGCTCTCTGCTCCTCGTCCAAAGACAGCGCATAAGGCACGCCCACTGCCGTTCCTGCGGCAAGGGCGGCGAGCGCCAGGGCCTCTGGGCGTGACGCGACTTCGGCCACTCTCTGCGCACGTTGCATTTCGCGGGCCAGCCGGGCCGCCTGCGGGAGCCCGTCGTTCGCGTACATGCCAGCGTACGCTTCCCACGGAATGTCCCCGAAGCCACGGCCGCCAGCGCGCTGTGCCGAGTATTCATCTAGCAATCTTCCAGCAGCGCCTCGCCACGTACCTGCTGGATTGCCGCCCTCCACGGCCGCTATGAATCGCGATGCGAACGGCATGTTCGGCTCACCCATCCTTGCAGCATGGTTGTAGGCGTGCATCAACTCATGCCGCTTGCCCATGCGGTCGCCGGATCGGCTCGCGATAATGCCCACTGCGTCCTGTTCGTTCTTTGCTATTGGCAGAAAAGCGGCCTCCGCCTTTCCGGACTGGATGTTCCGCATGAGCTTGCGCCGCATGGGCTCCCAGTCATCGACATCGACGCTGATGTCACCGTACCGCACCGGCTTCAGCAAGATCGCCGGATCACCCTCATGCTCCACAAAGTCAAACGGCTGCTCCACAACACGCTTGCGTGCAGAACGCATTGCGCGCAGTTGGGCTGGGTCCATTTGCGCCATGCCCAGACGGGCGATGAGGGAGTCCATTCTCCCTGGCATTACTCGCCCCCCATCAGCCCATAGGCCATGCCAGCGCCTGTGACGGCACCTGCGCCGATCAGTTCCGGATGCTCAGAGAGGAACTTGCGGGCGGCGGCTACCTTGGGATCGATGATCTCTCTCGCGACGGGCATGTAGGCTGACGGGCCTTCCGCTGCGAGGCGTGCAATGAGACGGTCTTCGATAGGCAGTTTGAAGATCGCTGGGAGCTGGTCGTAAATCTCTGGGTTCTGGCGGGCCTGCTCCAAGATCCCTTCTGCCACATGTGCCCTGCGTTCCATGCGAACGGCATTTGCGTCGTACGGGTAGGGCTGTGGTTCAGGCTTGGGGAAGTATCGGCGGGCACGCTTGCGGGGCGGGAGACGGACGTTTCCCAGCGCATCGGTTGGGACATCGCCCCATTCGTTGGCGACCAGTCTCTCTGATCGGTTGTTGGGCACATACTGCAGACCGCCCCTGCCGTACCGCTCCGCTTCCATGGCGTCCCATTCATGGGGCAGGAGACGGACATCGTTCTCAAACAGCGGGTTGCGTGTCGGGTTCATCGGCACGTTGCGGCGCGCCATTATCATGGCTTCGATGGCGGATTCCGGGGCAGCGCGCGGGAGGTTCTTAGCGATGTCCTCCGCGATCCACGGCATCTGACCGGAGAGATCCGCGATATACCTAGCGGCTTGCCTGTCTGCCATCACCAAACTCCGGGTTAATGAGATCGCGCAGGGCGTTGTAGCCTTCGGCTGCGCCGTATGCTGCGGGGATTGCTGTGCCGGGCCCCATGCCGATAGCCGCCTCCTTGGCGAGCAAGGCACCGGCCGGGCGACCGGCTCGCGCAGCGCGGGCTGCACCAATGAATCCCGGGTATGGGTCCAGGATCATGTCCATCAAACCGCCCCACGGCAGCGCCGCCCACCAGGGGACTCCAGCTTCCATGAGGTGTTCGGATGGGGTCGGGAGCGTGCGGGCGATGTCTTCGTTCGCCATCTCGCGGATGGCTTCGTCTGGCTTGCGACGATCCAGCACGGCCCACGGAACCTTGGACCTCGCTTCCGCCTCCGCGTCGTACATCTCCTCAATTGTTCCCGTACCCTTGGGAACGACGCCAGCATCCTCCAGGCCATACATGGAGAGCGTGTTGGCTGCTACAGCGAGGTTCTTGGAAGCATCCGGGAATCGATTCTGGGCAGGATCGATGTTGTGCGCCAGCATGCGCGAGGCGTTGATCGGTATGGCTGCAACGGAACCGAGAGCCGCCATGCCTTTGCCGATTGGCGAACGGCCGCTGAACATGCCGTTGTGCTGGTAAGGACTTCCGAGATCGCCAAGATTGCCCTGACGGTAATCGGTCAGTGGTGCGGCGATGTCGTTTGGCAGGTAGGAAGCATTTGGGTACTTCTCCGACACCTTGTCTAGGAAGTACTTGCGACGAACGTCCGCGTCGTACTGCTCGGGAGTCTTCGTCTCGTACGACAACACGCCCGGGTGATTGACCAAGAGCGACATTGCCCCAGGCATCTTCGCCTTGGGGAGGGCTTCAGTTTCAGCAATCAACTGGCGGATGAAGTCGGCGTCGGACGGCTCCATCACCAGCTCCAGTTACAGGACCAATAGCCGGGCGTCAGCTTGTCGGTCTTCTCGGAGCAGTTGTGGCGGGCTTTGAAGTTCGCCCTGCGGCCCTCGTCGCCGTGGCCGGGCTTGGAACCCTCCTTGTAGTGTTCCATGGAGGCGTCACCAAACCGGACGATCCGCTCTTCGTCGCCAACCTTGGCGCGAACGACGAACTTCTTTCCGCCCTGAACGTCCTTCACGGGACGGTTAGGGATCAGCTGACGGACCTTATCGCCTTCGGTGTCCATGTTCGGCATTAGTCGATACTGTAGGCGCGGCCTTGCGGCTTCGGGCGAGGCTGCATGCGAGCCGTGTTGCGGTCGCGGATGGCTTGCTTCCTTTGCGCCTCATAGCTGCGGGCATCGGTACTCATAAACTCATCCGGCATGCCAGGGTTCACCTGGCGCATGAGGGCGTCGTTTCTTGGCACATCGCTACCGAACGCCTGCTCGCTGGGAGCGAACACCCCTGGGTCGAACTGCGGTTCGGCAACCTCTGGAAGCGGGCCTACAACAGGGCCACGCATCCCGTTCAGCAACATGCGGATGCTTTCCGCTGTGTCATCAGTCATCTTGTAAGGCATTAATCGATCTCCCAGTCATCTTCAAAGAGGAAGTCAAACATAGTTAATCGATCCTCCCGGGAAGGTCACGCGGCGACCACCGCCAGATTCCATCTCCAGCCGCTTCAGGAGAGCCTCCGTCTTCATGCGCTCCGTCTCCTGACGCATGCGTTCGATCTCCTGCTCATGCATCATGCGGCGCATCTCACGCTGCTGAGAGACACGGGAGTCGTTTTCGTCTTGGTGGGCCGCCATGGTCTGGGCGATCATGTTGCCCAAGTGCCGCCCCTGCTGGGCGGAGCCCATGGCTGCGTGGTAAGCGCCTGATGCGCCGTGGTTCATCATGGAATTGGCACCTGTTGCAAAAGGTTGGCGACTCTGAGGACGCGGCGGGCGAGGATCAGCATCCGGCCGGGGGCGTGGCTTTTTGCGAAGAGCATCCAGCTGGGTCGCACCGAAAGCCTCCAACTGCGCCCGGTTCTCCTCTTCTTGCTCTTCCTCACTCAGCAAAAACGGACTGTCTGGCATTGGCTTGCTCGCGAGCACTAAGGATTGACAGTGACGTTGTGGCCTCGCTGCCTCAAAAACTCCGCCAAGGCCATTCCGTACTGCGTATTTCCTGCGTTGTCAGGCGGCGGGTTCGCGGCGGTGAACTGCGCGGTTTCCTGAACAGCGCGCGCTGCCTGCGGATCAACTCCGTTGTTTTGCAACAGTGATCGCACGTTGTTGCCGAATGGGTCAATTTGGTTCATTTCACTCTCCTAAGAGATCACTGTCCCTTTTTGCGGGCGTTGCGAATCGCCTGCCTCACCAGAATCTTGGCGGCCATACGGACGAAGGGGAGTTTCCGCTTCGTTGCCTCCTCCTGGAGCCAGTCACAGATCGTCTCCAGGTTCTTCTCGCACCAGCCGGGCTCCTTGGCTTCGTTCTCGTCCATGAGCATGGCGCGCTTGTTACATGAACATCCTGGAGAAGCAACGATTCCGACCTTCTTCAGGAGAGCTTTGAGTTCCGTGCCTGGGCCTCGCTGCGCACTGAGGGAAGCAACTGCTGACTCCAAGGGCTCATACGGAGGAGGCTTGGGGTGGTTTCTGTATTTCTCCCGCAGCCTGTCTAGTTCCGATTGCGGCAGATTCAAAACCTCCCTGCCGCCGACGAGGACAACGACACCTGCAGCAAGAACCTCTTCCACGTACCCCGCTGGGCGCAGTTTCGCAGTGTCCTTAATGCGCTGAACAAGAAGCTGTGCGTTCATGGCGGGTCACAAATTGCGGGATACCAGTCTGGATCTACAACAGGCGGATAATCTGGATCACCCGGAGAAGACCCCGCCGGTATCGCCCAGCACTCCACCTCATAGTCTGCCGCCGAAATCGGGAACGAGTCCAGTGGCCAGCCCACAACAACGGGCTCAAAGCCGCACTCGCAGACCGGGCCGACCTGTTCCAGGGTTCCGTCCACCCCGGCCTGCGTTGCTGGCACATCCTCTGGATCTACGCATGGCCGGACCGACTCCCTGAAGAGATTGCAATCGCAGCGAGAGAAGTCCTCTGCCGTGCAAAGATCAGACACGGCGGAGCCGAGCAGATACATTGCCTTGCCTTGGCGGTCACACGCGGAATCCACGCAACCGCAGCAGCGATCCAAATGGCAGCACTGCCCTCCACAGCACGAATTGTCTGCCGGGCAATCTTCGTCCGTCTCGCAGCCACACGGCTCCGCCTGACAGACGCCGTCGCAGCAGTACTCGCCTTCCGCGCAGCAAGAGGAGCCACACTTACAGGGGCCGACACCGCCCTCGCCACACGTTTCCACGCACGCCCCGTTGCAGCAGTAGGTGCCGGGCTGGCAGCAGTCCAAGCCGCAGCAGCATTTGCCCTCTTCGCCCTCGTCGCACTCCTTGCAGCCACAGCAGACTTTGCAACACGCCATACTGAATAAGTGGGCGGCACGCAGGCGGCAGGGGGCAGGAGGCAGCTGACGCCCGAGAGTTTTGAAAAATCCAGGGGTGGATATGACATGAATCCGCTGACGCGATGGGGGGGGTTGGGGGGCCTGTTTCCACGTGCCGATACCCTCCCGCGATCGATCGTAAGTCTAGGCCGGGCAACGGCTTACGCTTTCGGGCGGACAAGCACCACCTACCCTTACGATTTTGTAAGGTTCCGTCCGGGCTGGTTTCACCGCCGGATTGGCCGGGATGCATCCGCTCCCCTCCCTCCCACAGTGTACGCTTGTCCCCTGCCTTTCCGTACACTGTGCGCCCGTACACTACCCTGGTTGGCGCAACAAAAAACCCTACCCCCTCGCGAGGGTAGGGTTCTCTGTAGTGTACGCTTGTGGAGTGTACACTACTCGCGGATCGACCGCCATTCCGTCCCATCCCCTGCCATGGCCGGGCATCCCTCCGTTGGTGTCGGTTGCGGGACGTACCGCCCACGATCCGCGAATCCCTCCCCGGCCACACTGGCAAGCATGGCATCGATACTGGCATGGCCTGTACGCTGCGCCAGTATCTGCGCCTTACGGTGCATGGCCGGGGATTGAATCAGCCGCTCCACGGCCATTGCCATTGCCGCCGGGGTTGCGGGGTTGCGGGCCGCGAATCGCTCCCTCTCCGCGATCATCTCGCGGGTACGCTTGCGATACGCTTTCCGGCGCATGCCCGTCATGCCGTGCCAGCCCGTGAGCCGGAAGTATCTGCGGGTCGCATAGATGGCGTGTGCGTGATCCCCAGCGGCTACCTTGGGGAAACGCTTCGTGCGCCAGTGAAGGTACGCCTCCGATGCTACTTCCTCGCATCGTTCCATGAGCCCATTCCGCTCGTCCATGGTACGGGCCTCCGGGAGGATGTCCCGCATGGCAGACCGGCGGAAGAATTCCCGTACCGCCGCGTGTTCGGAATCCGGGAGGGTGGCCGGATCATAAGACGCTTTCGGCCATGCACAGCATGCGCCAGTGTAATTCACTCCAATCATGTTTATATCCTCCGGGGAAAGTGTGTTGCAATCTCATGCGTTGCAACCCTTGTAAATGTATCGGCAACCCTTGCCAGCGTCAACAAAAAAATTTTCATCCGTCCGGAATTTTTTTTCTGGTCATCTTTTATATATAGGGTGTCGATCACACGCCCCGCGTGTGTGTCACGTTCGTGCGATTCGTTCGCACGTTCGCCACACTGGCGGATGCCGCAAGGTAACCCGCCAGGGCGATTTACACTGGGCCGCACCCTATCGATGCGATCAGCGGTGAAAATTCCGCGATTTACGTCCGGAATTTTTCCGCTCATCTGTTATCTATATGGTGCGATTCATTCCCGCCCGTCATGTAGGGGTAACGTGTTACTCCTGCGCATGCGGGCAGCAATGGGAGGTTCCATGTCAAAGGTGGATCACTCCTTGGTGATTATGGCGGCATTAGCCGAACCACTCGCCAAACTTCGGGAGGCCGGGAATGTTTCCGTCCCTTCCGACGAATTGGCTGTGCGTGCGGTCAGGGGTTGCCTGAACACCAGGACAGGACAGTGGCGGGCTTCTAAGCCCGATGATGATGCTGCCGGTTTACTCTGGCAGTTGGTGAAGTTTCATCGTTCGTCCGGCAGTCTGTACGGCTGGCCGTGGTTTGCCAACGAGCAGATGCGGGACGAACTAGACACGCTGGCCCAGGTTCTTCTGGGCGGGCGGTCAAATGCTGCCTCCAACTGGCAGCGTGCGATCTACGGCTAATCGGGCCGCCGGGCAGGGGAGCAGTGACCCCTGTTCCGGCATCCGATCCTGGGCATGGTGACATGGCGTCAGTGACGCCTGCGTGGTTGGCATGGAATAAGAGCATGCCGCCAGCCTCGCCTTCATGCCTGAGATCGGATGCCGTTTGTCGGTGTCTGAATAGCCCCCTCTGGGCAAAACGCATTCGACGGAGTGCGTAGTCAACGCGCAGAGAACCGCCACAACCCGATCCCGGGTCGGCTTTTGTGGCCTGTGATCTGACCGTTCGCTCAGAGGGTGCTATTCAGGTGCCGTGTCGGTGCCTGTTCCAAGGAGGTGCATATGCGTGTTCGCTATGCACCGGCTAACGCCAAGCTGGCCCGTCTGGCCGCTCGGCTGGGTGTCGAAGTCTATTCCTTCGACATGCTGTCAGGTGTGACCTGCCCTGGTGCCAAGGACTGTAAGTCTTGGGCCGATGTGCAGGCTGACGGCTCCCGGCGGATCGCAGACGGCAAGCATACGGTGTTCCGGTGCTTCTCTGCCTCGCAAGAGGTTGCCTATACGAACGTGTTCGATTTCCGCGAGGAGAACACACAAGCGGCCTTGGCCCTTGCGGCCAGTTCTCCGATGAAGTGTGCGGCTGCCCTGGTGGCTGCCATACCTGACGATGCAGCGGTTCTGCGTCCACATGTGGCTGGGGATTTCAAGATCCTCAACTACTTCGACGCATGGCTGGAGGTGTGCCATCGCAGGCCCGATCTGCGGGTCTATGCGTACACCAAGATGCTGCCGTTCTGGGTCAAGCGTCGGGATGTTCTCCCGCCCAACTTGGCTCTGACTGCGAGCAGGGGTGGCCGATGGGATTCGCTCATCGATGAGCATGGGTTCCGTGAGTCGGTGGTTTGTTACAGCGAGCAACAGGCTGCCGATCTGGGCCTGGAGATCGACCATGACGACCACCATGCGTATTCGCTCACGGGTGGTTCGTTCGCCCTGCTGATCCACGGCATCCAGCCGAAGGGCAGCGAGGCAGGCAGGGCCGTGCGGGCCTTGCGTGGCAACGGTTCCTACAACCGGAAAGCGAAGGTGTGACATGCGGCGGGAAACCACCCTGGTGGTGAAGATCACATGGGACAGCGAGGAGGTGCCGCGGCCCGGCCATTGGGACTGGGCCAACCTCATCGATGTGGAGCATGACCATGTGGAGATTCTTGCGGACAGTGACGACCGCCCGGTGTTTCGGGCGGGCGGGGTTCTGGATCAAGGAAACTAGGGAGGTGTGACATGGTGGATGCGTATTACTCCAACCACCTGAAGTGCTGGGTGCGACTGGAGAAACAGGTGGATGGCGAGTGGTGCCATACGTCCGGCTATGCCAGCCGGGAAGATGCCTTGGCTGTCACTTGTTGAACACAAATGAGTTTGTCGATCACTTTTGGGGCAAAAATGAGTCACAAATCTGCGAAACAAAAGACGGGCCGGTGGACGTTCGGCCAGTTGGAGGAGGCTGTCCGCAAGATTCTGCCGGACGCCCGCCTGTGGGAAGACCATGACGGCGAGATATGCGTGGCGACCCGGCTTCAGTTTCCAGAGAAACGATGGAATGCCAGCAAGGGTGCGTCATTCGACTGGCAGCATTCCGAGCTGCATGCCTTCACCGAAGATTGAACAACGACGGGTATCGGGAAGAATCCCACGGGCCAAGCCCTATGGGCTGTACCCTGCCTCGCTCCATCAGTCTCCGCATTGCGGCCTGCGTGTCCTGGGATTGCAGGTTGATAAGCAGTCGGTCTGCGCCGTCATCTTGCAGTGTGTCTAGCAAGCCAGACAGGAAGCCGCGTTGCCGCAAGGCATCCGATCCTTCTGCGTATCGCAAACTGCTCGGGACCGAGTGCATGCCGACTATGCTGGCAACCTTGTTTCTGCCTGCGCCCGAATAGGGTGCATAGAACGGCGGTTCGGCGGGCCGGGGGACGACAGCCTGCAAGTATCGGCCAGTGGCGTCACCGCCCAGCTGGTCGGTCACCCGCCAACCCTGTTCTGGCATTGGCAGCAGCACCTGCCTGCTAGGCGGCATCGATCCTGCGTCCACTGCTCGCAGGATTTCCTCGTAATGCGGCTGCGAATCGCCGTATGAGATTAGGCGGCGCACCGTGTCGCCTAGTAAGTCCAGTTTTCCGGGCATGAATTACCTCACAGGGCAAGTGTCCTGTAGCATGCACATTCATTCCAGGAGGTGTGACATGCGGTTTCTAGTGGAGATTCAGTGCGATCACGCCGCGTTTGCGGATGACCCGAACCATGAGGTCGTTCGTCTGCTGCGTGAAATCTGCAACCGCCTGGAGAAGGACGGCGAGTCCTGCGGTGGGCTTGTCGATGTGAACGGCAATTCCTGTGGCTCTTACAAGTACGAGGTGTGACATGCAGTGCCCCCTATGTGACTGCGTTGAGGTGTCGTTTGCCGGTGTCTTGGGTGACGTTGGTCATGCAAGATGCCGGGATTGCGGTATAGTGTACACGTTTACACCGTCATTGGAGGACGAGTGCTATGTGGGCAGTGAGGACGAGCAAGAGGATTTTGGCGGTATTTGATGATCGTGATGAGGCCGCGCAGTGGTGCCGTGACTGGCGTTCAGTCCATGGCATGCGGGCTTGGGTTACACGAACCGAGAGGTGAGTGATGGCAGTCGAAGAGGCTCGCCACGTTTTGTCTGGCGACTGGATTGCAATCGACTACGGCGGCACGAAGGTTGAGTGCGAGGTTGTCTGCACCGTGCAGGGCGCTGGCGAATCAGTACTCGGCGTGATGCTTGCCGACGACTATCGACGGCTGGAAATGCTGCCCGACGATCCCGTCATGGTTGTTCACTATAGCGGAGGTGAGTGATGGCAGATACCACATACAACGGGTGGGCGAACTACGAAACGTGGTGCGTCAACCTATGGATGGATAACGAGCAGGGCTCGCAGGAGTTCTTCCGTGGGCATGCCAAGGAAATCTACGACGCTGCAGAGGCCGAGACGGAGTGGCATGTCGTGTGGACACGGCGCGAGACTGCACGGTTTCGGTTTGCTGAATGGCTGAAGGATCACCATGAGGAGAACCGGCCAGAGATGCCCACGTTTAGCCTGTATTACGACCTACTGAGCGGTGCGCTCAGTTCCGTCAACTGGGATGAAATTGCACGGCATTACATCGATGCCGTCTTAGAGGAGGCCACATGATCACCAAGAAAACCCTGCGGTCAGGCCGGGTGCGGCTGGAATTGGATCGCGATCAGGTTGTGCCTGACGATCCTGGCGCTGGCACGCCAGCCATGGTGTGGGTTGGCAATGACAGCGGCACCTATTGGTGCGTCACCGATACGGGTGAAACCATCAATGGCGGGCCGCTGAAGCCGAGCGAATTGGCATGGCTGGAGTCCATGCGTGATGAGGTGGAGCGGTTCCTATACGAGGAGGTGCCATGAGTTACCGTCCGATGGTCCAGGTATCCGGCAAGTGGGCAGGCAATGGGGTCCGGTTTGCCACCGAAGAGGAGGCCCTGTCCTCCGCCCGTGACCTCATGTCGCGGTGGTTTCTGGTGGAGAACTACGGGGCTGAGTACTCCGAAGACCCGGTGAACTGTGCATGGGATGAGAGCAGGGGCAACGTACATCTGGAGGTGGTCAATGCCTAGCAAGATTGCTGACATCAACCTGTCTTTGCGTCTCACCAGCAGGCAACTTCAGGTGCTAACCGACACGCTGGAGTTGGAGGTGCAGCGCACCATCGACAGTGAAGGTTTCTGCGGATGCAGTGCGGACGAGCTAGAGAACATGGAGTTTCGGTGCGACCTTCTCAGCGTGCTGTTGCAGCTGGCGCACCAGACGTTGCAAAAGCAGGGGGTGAACGATGAATGACATCGACTACGAACAACTGGAACAGGAGTCTCGGCTTTTCCCATGGCTGGATGATCCATGCCAGGAGCCCGAGGACTATGAGTGGGACCATGAGGAGGAGTGATGGCACACACACCGGGGCCGTGGGCTGTTCGCTGGCCCGCAGACGGCGAACTGCATGAGATATACGCAGAGGACGGCGGGGATTTGATTTGCTATCCAGTGTTCACAGCAAACCAATCGGCCAACATTCCGCTGCTTGCCGCCGCACCCGACCTACTAGATGCATTGCGTTCCGTGAAGAATGAGTTGATCGAACTGTACGAACGGGCATACCCGGATGACGAGTCGGACAACGACACCACCCGGGCGATTGATGCGGCGATTGCGGCAATCGCCAAGGCAGAAGGGAGGACCGATGACCAAGGCTGAATATAAACGCCAAGCGTTGGACGCTATCGACAAGGCGGCAAGGCTTCTGATGTCTGCCGCCCATGACTATGAGTGGGCTGGCTGCGACCATGAATCAGACCTCACCTACGGCAAGGCCAGCGAGATACGCGACTGGTACGTCCGGCTGAAGCCGCGCCGCCGCAAGAAAGCGAGGCCCACATGACCAGTGACCAACTACCCCGCATCGCCCGCGCTGCGGAGGTGATCCGATCCGTGATCGGCTGTGAGTTTGAGTGGGAGACACCGGGCCATCGGCCGTATGGCAAGGGGGCAGTGATGATCCTGCTGCACCAACCGGGCAGTGTGCTGCGGGCGTACTGCAGCTACGACTTTGAGGGGTACGACAAGATCGAAAAGATGGTCGATGCCTTGTCGGCTATCGGCCTGTATGTGGAGGATTGCACCGGGGATTACTCAGGAGTTTATGAGGTGAGCAATGGACAAGCAGAAGCACCGCGCCAGCAGGCTGGCTAGCGGCGACTGGGAATACCGTGGCTTCGTAATCGGCCAAGACTACCGCACCAAGCGGTGGGTGGCATTCCCAGATAGGCCAGGGAGCGAGCCCGTCTTCTGGGCGCAGACGCTGCGCGCCGCCAAGGTTCGCATTGATGATCATCTGTCATTCCATAAGGAGAAGGTTGATGCCTGACCTGACAGCCGACGAACTGCGCGCCATCGACATTGCCTGCATGCATCTGCTGGAGGCGGCAAGGCGTGGCCGCAAGAAGCAGCAGGATTACATCTCCATAGACAACGACTCAGTCGGAGCGGAGTGGATGGCAGCAGCTGTCCGGTCGGCTGACGAGTCGCGCGTGACGCTGCGTGCGCTGGTTGCCAAGCACAAGGAGAAGGACGATGCCTGACACCGTGGTATTGCGTGACGGCGACACCGTATACGTGCAGAAGGAAGGCGCCGCTAACCCTTCTGCGTGGGTGGGCGTAACAAACATCGACTGGCTGGAGTTGGCCCACCAAAAGCACCGGCTAGTCACCATGATCTGGGACAATCCGGATGACATTCTGTGGGGCATCGTCCATCTGATCGATGCCATCCAGGATCAGGCGGTTGAGGATGGCCTGCCCGTGGTGCATGCCATCAGCGCACAGATATGGAAGGAGGAGCATGCTGATGACAACACTTAACCTCACCCCCGCCCAGTTCTTCTACCTCCAGCGTGCCGTGAGGCGTGACTTGGAGAACCTGGAAGAGATGGCACCGTGGGATATCTACGACGAGCAAGAGGCCCACCAAGATGAGGTGCGGCTATGCAAGGCTCTGACCGCCACGCTGGGCAGGGTGGAGCAGGAGCAGGTGATTCCGCACTGAGGTATACTGGTTCCCCAAAAGGAGGAAAGTGATGGCGACACTCAAACGCCCTAAGACCCAGTGCGGGCTTTACGGACAGCGAGCCAAGGTTATCGCTAGCGATGGCAACCGACTCACCTATCGCTGGCCGTGCGGATACGAAAAGACAGAGGTGTCTATGATCGGGCCGGGCCGATTGCGAAAGCCCGCAGACGCTTGGCACATGAAGTCCTTCGCCCGCTACTGGGCAGACGGCGTGACTTACGAATGCCCGCGTTGCAGGCGGGCTGCCATGAAGAAAGAGAGGGAGGAGAGTGATGGCTGAGTATGTGATTACGCAGTTGAGGTGGGTTCTGACTGACGAGGCGGGAGAGAACGTCTACACAATGGACGGCAACTTCCTGCCGATTGCAGACTACCGCGATCCCGAGGTCGCCCGTTTCGATACGTGGGATGAGGCAGAGCGGGTGCAGTTCGTCCTGCGTTGGGCGAACCAGTGTTACGTGGAGCCGAAGGAGATGCCGTGATGGCGAAGAAGAAAGACGAAGAGTTTGTGGAGTTGACTAGACCCGCTGCTGGTGCAGTCACCATCGCCGTGTCGCTGAACTTTGGCGAGGACGATTGGGGTTGTGCCGACGAGCGGGCGTACACGCTGGAGGGTTCTATTCCTGACCCGCAGGGCACCAAGCATGAGACGGGGCGCATGCTGTCGGCCGGGTTTGTGTTTGGAATGGGCTTGGCGATGGTGGCGAACCGCCTCCGGGATGCATTGGCTAACCCCGAGGACATTGCAGCCGGGTTCGCCAGGGAGATGCAGGACTGGGACAAAGATCACAACAAGGGAGGTGGGTGATGGCTAAGAAGAAGAGCAGCAACCTTGCCGACCTGCTTCCACGCGGATCTCGCAAACGCAGTGCCGCTACTGCGTTGCCGACTTGCTACGCATGGCTCACACAAGGAGCCACTGCGTGGAAGGTACTTCCGGATGGCGCTCGCGAACCGTATCCCGTAACAGTCTCATCTGCACCGAGGCAGTCGCCGTCTCTTGCTTGGTCTGTCCAAGTCATTTCCCCGGGCGATGTATGGAAGACCCCATACTCATGCAGTGCCCGCGACTTATTTGAATCCCGCCCGCTGGCATACGCCGAGGCAGCAAAGAGGCTGCGCAAAAAAGCTGGCTCTCTGTTGCGAACGGCAGAACGATTTGAGAAGGAGATCACTGATGCCACGCCCAACACGTAGCAAGACGAGCGCCGAAGAGTTCATCAAAGCAGTAATGCGTGCCCGCACGTTGCAGGACGCGGCCAAGACGCTTGGGGTTTCCAGGCAGGCGGTGAGCAAGCGGCTCATGCACTACAAGTCGCTCGGAATCAAAGGTCTGCCAGACTTTGTGGGGAAGGCAGTAGATACGGAAGAGGTTCAGCGGTTGGTCAACAAACACCGGAGGCGAGATGCGTAACGATATCGTGCAGTGGTTCTTCGACCTGGAGCCCGTGGCGAAAGGTTTCAACTGGCCCATCCATGTGGATGGGCTTGTTCATTCCAAGACTCAACTGGATGCGTGCATCGCAGGCAAGGCGCCCGCCGATTCCGTCCTCGCCGCATACCAGAAGTTCGCTGGTGCCGTGGGCCCGAGCGTGATGAATGCCCTGCTGGAAAGCGACGATGCGTTTCCGGAGGTCAACCATTCCGGCAAGCCCACGCCGCCAGCCGATGGTCAGATCACTCTGTACGTGGACGCAACCGGCAAGCGCGTGCTTGCCAAGACCACCAAGGAATGGGGTCAGCCAGCCACATTGTCCGTAGTCTAAGGAGGCCCGTATGCACAAGGATGTGCTGCTCGCGCTTCACTGCATGGCCACTTGTATCTTGTTGATACTGTGCGTGCAGTTGAAGGAACTGTTGGTTCGTATTCTGTTACAATAGGAGGTGCCGATGTTTGCTATGTCTCAGACCGCTGACTTCTTGGTGGGTGCCGTCATCATGGCGTGCATCATGTTCTTCGCCTCATTGGAGTAGCCATGATCTACGGGTACTGCCGGGTATCGACGGACGATCAGTCGATCAGCCTGGATAACCAGCGGCAGGAGCTTCAGGCATACGCCGTGAAGCATGGCCTGACCATCGACCAAGTCTTCTGCGACGAGGATGTGTCCGGCAAGATCCCCATGAAGGACCGCCCGCAAGGCAGGATCATGTGGGATACGCTGCGTACTGGTGATCTGGTGGTGGTTACCAAACTGGACCGTGGCTGGCGTTCGACGGCGGATGCCGCCAATACCCTGGCCACCTGGAAGCAGTACGGTGTCCGGCTTGCCATCCTGGACTTCCCAATCGATACCAGCACGGACGAGGGGGAGATGATGTTCACCCAGTTCGCCAGCTGGGCACAGTACGAACGCAAGCGGATCGGTCGCCGGGTATCCGATGCGGTCCAGTATCTGAAGCGCAACGGCCTGCCCTACGCTTGTGCCCGGCCGTTCGGCTGGATGCGTGGCAACAAGGAGTGGGTGGTCTGCGAGAAGGAGCGCAAGATCGCGGACAAGATCATGCAGTGGAGAGCGGAGGGCTGGGGGTGGGAGAAGATCACCCTCGCTTTGGCCCGCGATGGCGTGAAGAAGCCCGTCCTGATGCGGAAGGACGCTCGCGGCTACTACTCTCCTTCGGATGTCTGGCTGCTGGCTCACGCGGCGTCAGCCGGATATCCAAAGACTGCGCCAACTGTCTTTGCAGCCGAGCTGCGCTCAGGGAAGCAACGCGCAACGGTACATCGTGGACGGCTGAAAGAGTTCGCAATGTTGCCCCGCACATGAACCTGTCCATGGCGATCTGCTGATCCTCTATCGGCAGGCTTTCAATCGCCAGCCGCAGGTGGTCCAAGTGATCGAAGTCCGGCGCCAGTTCGGCCGCTTCCTGCAGGCTGATCTTGTTCTCGCCCGGCGTGCGGGTCACTCGTTTGATGCTCTTCAGCATGGCGTTGAGGATCGCCCGTGCGAAGTAGGCTTTCGGGTACGGCAACTTCTTCTTGTCGTACGTGCGAGCAGCCTTGCACAGGGCGAGGTATCCCTCCCCCTCCAGGTCACCGATCAGGACAGACCGCTGCCACGCTGGTCGATTCTGCAGGAAGTAGCGGGACAGGATGGTGACTAGGCCGTGGTATTCAACCACTAAACCTTGTCGATATTTTGAGAGTTTTGATCTCTTCATCATGGCGATTCAACCGCACCTCATGCTCCTCCAGGGTTTCCCGCAGTTCCTTCACAAGCTCGGGCAGTTCCTCCACCGAGCGTGCGATCACTGCAACTTTTGCATGGATGCTCATCGCCCATGGCACCACGGCCGCCGCAACCGTGAGCCCGACCATCCAAATCTCCGCCTGTTCAGACATCGTCTTCCCCCATAATCATGTTGCACAGCATCGTGCCTGCGGCAGGATGCAGCTGACCTTCATGTACGTGCAGCGCAATCATCTGCGCCGCATCCATGGATTCATCGGGGGGAAACTCGTAGATGTGCGTCTCGCCGTCATACGTGGCAACCAATCGGATCACAGGGCGTCGAACGCTTGGCCCCTGATCCTCCGTAATTGAGAAGCGTTTCTTCGGTCCACTAACCATCTGGCTATCCAGGCTGTGATGATGTTGATGATGAGGGGCAAGATGAAGACAAGGAACACGGAGCCGAAGGTCTGCTTGCGCCTGCGGCATTCCGCCCGCACCTGCTTGCGATAGCTCGGTAGATCCAGTTCGCCATCTGGCAGAAGCATGATCGCCACAAGGGCCACCGATCTTGCATGCTTACCGAACCTCTTCGTTCCTGTGGATTCCAGACACCAGTCGGCTACTTGCTCTGCTTCGGTTTGCATGTCCCACTCACGCATATAGGCGGGTGAACGCCCTTGGCCTTGCACTTGCAGTCGGCCGGGCACGGGCAGAGCGTTGTATGTCCGTCACCATGTGTGATAACGCCGTTCTTGCATCGGCCGCAGCAGTCGCTCACTGCTGGTGCTGGCGATGCCTGGGTGTTGATGGTGTAGGCAGCATTCACCGCCACACTCGGCACCATGTTCAGCGGGATGAACAGCCAGAGGAAACTACTCACCATGGTGCAGCATTCCTATGGTGCCGTAGTCTGGGAGACGCTGGGCCGGGTAGCCGTCGATGGACCCGTAGATCCAACAGTCGTTCGACTTCACGCAGACATCGAAGTCTTCGGCCGTGGTCACGATCATGCCGGGCACCCACTCCGGGTACTCGGCAGGCCAGCCCTTAGGCTTCTGGTTCCACGGGCCCCAGCTGTTTTGAATGAACCACACGCGGAACGGCCAGAACTCCTGCGTATCGTCGTAGCCTACGATGGCCATGTCATGCGCCCACCCCTTGGATGTGCGCGGGTGAACGTGCTTGTCGTTGGGGCTCGGGCTCCATGACGCGAACTGCCCGGAGTGCGCGGCGTACCCATTGAACATCGCGTCCATCAGCTCTTCTTGCGAGCGGACGAGACTGATCACGCCGACCTTGTTCTTCTTGCACAGATCCTGAACATCGCTCGGCACGCCAGACGAGCCCCATCTGTGGCCGATCTTCCAGTTGTACTTGGAGAGATCGACCACGCCGTAGTCGGAGCGGGCGAGGAAGCCAACGTCACGCTCAAAGCGGGAGGCTTTGGCGGGTGACATTCCCTGCCCGCCATGGCCACGCGCACCGTACGTTGGTTCGGTGGCGCCCTTCTGAAACCAGGACTCTGGCTCCCGCTTCACCAGAATTTCCACGGCCCTGGTTATGTCCCTGGCGTTGCGGCTTCCATGGCTGACGCAATCGCCCGTCTCTTGGGCTTCAGTGAAGCAGGTGGGATCCAGCTTCTTCGCGTACTGCCAGAGCAACGCACGCTTGCCACGGCCCGAGCCGTAGATGTTGGGCTCGCGGAAGTGCTGGTACTTCTGGGTTTCCAAGAACTCATTGGTCGCCCGTGCATCTGGCACGTAGCCACCCAGCCCATCTTCGTACGCTCGGAACAGCGAGTATGGTGTGTCTAGATCATCCGCCACTTTGCCTTGCCACTTCCATGCATGCGGTCGCGATCTTCTGGGCTAGCTCATCGTCTATCGCCAAGTCATCCAGCGAGTAGTACTTACCCAGCACTTCCTCCACGGCCTTATCCAATCCCGGATACTTGCCGACGAGGTCTGTCCCACCCGCAGCCAGGGCCAGCGCGTCACGATAGACGGAGCGCCAGACTCCAGTGGTGGTAATCCGCCGACCAGCATCTCGTCGCATAACGTCTGCCAGCGCGCGGTAGATGGCTGACACGGTCGCCCGGTCGGTGGAGGAGGCCGACGATAGGGCTTCTGCGACGGGGCCGGTAGCCCGTGGCTGCGGTGGGACAAGGGTGAACGCCAGGAACAAGCAGGCTATGACGAGGGGGAGGTGTTTCATTGGGTGTCCAGCAGGACGCGCAACAGATCGTTGCATGCCTCCGTGACTTCCTTGGTCTTTCGGTTGTCACGGATGCGGACAACGCAGGCGATGTCGTTCATGACCGATGGCTGACTGGTCGGCAGACGCAGCTTTGACCACGGCACGTACTGCCATGCGGCGACGGCTGCGACGGCGACGAGGGCGACGATCTGGTAGGTAGTCACAGGATCTTTGCTCCGGGAATCCAGATGGTGATGCCGTTTGCGGTGGCTTTGATGTCGTAGGTCAGCAGGCGATGGGGGTCCAACAGTCCCCAGCCGTAGACATCGTCATGCCCCACAGCCCCAGCGTCCTTGCAAGTCTTCGACAGGACATCCACCACGGTCTTGTGCGTGACCTTCTCGCCGCCCTTCTTGGCGGCTGAGATGTACAGGGCCAGGACGCCAGCAACGAACGGCGCCGCCATGCTGGTGCCGCTGATCGTGGCGTAGCCGTTGGCCAGCCATGTGCTGGTGATGTCGGCCCCCGGCGCAGCGACTACGATCTCCTTGCCACGGCTGGAGAACTCACACACCTGACCGGACTTGTCCACCGCACCGACGCCAATCGTTTCGCGGAATGCAGCCGGGAAGTTCACCGATCCGCCGTCGTTGCCAGCGGCGCAGACGATGACGATGCCCTGCTCATGGGCTTCTTTGATGGCAGAATGCAGATGGTCATCCGGCCGGGAGGAGCCGAGCGACATGGAGATGATGTCGCATTTGATCTCTGTGGCGTACCGGACGGCCTCCGCCACGGCATCGTTCGATCCCATCCCGGAGTGGCCCAAGACTTTCAACGAGTGGATCTTGCACTTGGGTGCAATGCCCTTGGCGTTCCCGGTCTTCGCGCCGATCACCCCGGCACAGTGCGTGTTGCTTACGATCACCCCATTCGCGGCATAGTTGTGCGAGCCTTCAACGGTCAGGTCGTACATCTCTCCGCTGTACGTTTCGCGAGTAACCGACACAACGCTAACGGCCCGCCTGCTGCGTACGTTGCGCCCCAGCTGGACACGCTTCACTCGCATCAGCGCCGCAAGCTCCTCGTTATGGGCGATTCGCACAATCCACGAATTTCTCTCTGTCTTAAAACCAGTCGGAGACGGCTTCACTGAATGCATCGAAGCGCTGATCCCAAGAAACCGACACACTGCCACAAGCCTTTTTCCGAAGCGCTCGCTTCCAGTGGCTATGCGAACACGGCCCGTCTTCTTGCACACGCTGCCATCGCCCTCAACGAACCCGGCGATGAACGACAGGATCACGCTCGGTTTGCTTTTCGCGACAAGCTCTGGGAACTCCAAGGTGATTGATTTGCTGGACGGCATCCCCATGCGCATGGCGCAGACATGCCATGCGTCCGCACTGCGAAGCCGCTGGCTAATGAGGGTGGAGTCGGAGTGGCGCGGCTTCAACTCCGCCGGTCGCTTGCCAAACAATTGCTGGCACAGATCCGAAAACACATCCGCCAGCTGACGGTTGTTGTTAAAGAAATTGATTGCCTTTTGCGTGGCCATCACATGGCCATCGGATGCGACGAGCCCAAGGAAGAACGCAAGGTTCTCGTCCAGCGGGAGGCTGCGATGCTCCGGCCCTGAATGCCAGTTGCTTTTGTTGCACTTCTTGCATTGTGGCCGTAGCCCGCCAGAGGCGACATGTCCGCAGTACCTGCATGTCCACTCAGCCTTTAGCGGTATCTCATGGATCCCGTCATATACGCCTGTGTTTTCTCGCGATGTCACAAGCCTCTGGCCAACTGCTATCTCGTCAGCGCGAATCTTACGCACGCTCCTGTCGCTTCCGCGCTGCGATGTCTGCGCATACACGGGGTGCCACGGCGTAAACCGCTGGACGCCTTCGCGAGTTTTGACGCTCACGATTTCGCCGTCGTACGGCAGTCGATGAACAGCAAGTACCTTCCTGCGAACTGTCGCCTGCGTTTCGGTGTCGTAACCAAGCGTGTAGATTCCAAGGCGGGATACATCTTTGATGGTGCTGCCATCTTCCATCTGATGCACGACGCCATCGACTCGTTCAAACAGCGTGCTTATCGGCTGCACTCCGCAGTTCGATGTGTACACCTCGTCATCTGGTGCAATGCACCCATGCCCGAGCGTGTCGTACATGTCTGCGTCGGTGGTGAAGTTGCGGTAGTCCACCACCACGCCATCCAAGGCGTAGTGCGGGGCCACCCCGGAATCCACCACCGCTACCGTCACCCCTTCGCCCTGGCTTTGCTTCCACAAGGCCGGGATCCCGTAGGACGAAACGCCCCAGTCAACCCCGTCGCTCTTGGCGGCGAGTGGATGCGCGGTCACCCGGTAGGGCGGGAGGTGAACGAAGCTCACGGCTCGTCGCGAAGCAGCGCCTTCAGGATCGCCACCACCAAGGGGATGATCGTCTCCACCAGCGTCTTCCAATCCACGGCCATGGCCTGTACTTCGGCACCGGCTTGGAGGATTTGCACCTCACGCGGCTCGTCGTTCAACGCATCGTCAGCCCAAACTTCGGTGAAGATATCGTCATGCGCCAGCACCTTCGGCGTGACGGCCTCCGTTTCCAGGATCGGGATGACGATGCGGGCGATCTGGTCCACGATCTCCCACTGCTTCAGGTACGGCAGGCTCTTGGAGTAGCCCTTGCCGATCTCCACGATCTGCAGCAGGGCGTCCTTGTGGGCGAGCAACCACTTCAAAACCTTCAGATTCACGGTGATCTCCCTAATGATTCTTGGCATTCAAACACGCAACCGCTACCACCGCATGGCCTGCGATGTCGATCAAAGTCTCCCTAAGTAATTGCTCGTCATACTGGGCTTCGCCTCTCAGGCGGCGGCATTTCTCCCCGATCCTGGCCAGCTGGTAACGCCAGGGCTCAATGCCGTCCTGCTCCACGCCCAGTGCATTGCACAAGGGACCGGCATCAGGGTTGCCGTAGTACCCAGATTTCCGCAGCATCAGCCGGTGGATGGTGTCGGTGACCTCCTTGTAGGGATCGTCACCACGCCACCCCCCGTCCTGCCTTAACGAGTCTTCCATATTCGCTCCAGAAGGTGGGGTGGTGGTCTGGATCATCATCATGGTCCTCCGTGTCTAGGAGGTGGGCACACCGCGCGTGAGCCCATTCCTCCAGGAAAGTGTCAATGATTTCGCCGCGATTCAAACTATCTAGGATTCCAATCGTCCCGCGTTCACAGTCCTCGTCCATCAGGAAGTAGCCCAGCATGTCGCCCATCGTCGCCTTCGGTCTGAGGTAGACCCGCACCGGAAACAACACCGGGAACCGCTCCTCCGCCCAGCGCTTCAGCTTTCTGAGCAATGACCTGCGATAGTCCTGCGACATCGGACAACCTCACAATCGCCAACCACTGCTTGTTGTTTCTGCGGTGCAGGACCAGTGGGATTTTCCCACCAGCGTCCCGTTCCGCCTGCTCCATCCAGAGGTATGGGTTCCCGCGTTCGACCCGCTTCACCTCCAAATGAACTGTGTCCCCGAGAGGGTGAACCACATCCGGGGAATCCGTTCCGCCCGCAAATTGCTGGCCTCTGCGGCAGGCTGACGGATCCAGCCCGAGCGCTTCAGCCCACGCCTGGGCGCCGTCCCTCTCGCCCCGGGCGCCTTTCTGGCGGCTGTTCATAGGCGGGCGCTCCTGCCTGCAAAGTCCCGGGCTTCGATGTGGTTGATCTCGGGGAACTGCTCGGCCACCAGACGGCAGACTTCCGTGACCGGCTTCTTGGCCAACACCTTCTCGTTCTTGCCGATCCACACGCCGACCTGCGACCAGTACTGGAAGTCCCGGTTGTCGCCACGGGTGGGCCAGTGGGCCGTGATCTGGGAGTTGGTGGTCTTCCAGAATCCGCCTGCGTTCATAGTTCTTCGGGCTCCTGGGCAGACATGAGTTCCCGCATGACCTCGTCCAGATGGTTGTCTCGCGGGCGGGCCGAGCCACGCTGCAGGAGGTAGGTGGTCAACGCATCACCCGTCCGGCGGTCCAAGATGTTCCCGAGCAGGCGACCGTACGAATCCCGCATCCAGTCAAAGACCATCAGTTCGTAACGGCCGAAGTCGGAGTTGATCTCCAGCCAGTCGATGATGTCGCGCGTGGCTGAGGGCTTGCAGCGGACACCAGCCAACACCAAGTAGATGGTTGCGTAGCTCTGCATGGGTTCTGCCATCGTCCTGATGAGCAGCGTGTTGGGCCGGGTCACCCTGATGACCTCGCAGGTCAGGGTTCTCTCTGGTTCCATGGCCCCACGTTTCTCACTCGCTCCTCCTTGTAAAACTCCGGAAGCTCTTCCGGTTCGTAGCCCAAATGTTTCTTGTGCTTCAACGACGCAAGGAACACGGGATCGTAGTTATCCGGATCACACTCTCGCTTCACGCCCAACAGTATACCCTTGTTCAGGTCTGGGCGTCTAGTCAAATACGTGCCCGAATGCAGGACGGTGTGACAGTGATTGCACAGTCGAACGTACTGTCTGATGTCATGCTTGCGACCGGCGCCTCCGACGAGGTGATGTACCTCCAGCCAACGGCGGGCATCGGACTCGGGCCAGTGGCAGACCGCGCAGCACCTGTGGAGTTCCAGCCACGCCTGGAGTTCAATGCGTTCCTGTTTGTTCACTGTGAATCAAATTTCAAAAGAAGCTGCGGCGAATTGCGCCTGACGCCTTCGTCAGTAAACACGCCCCAGTTTTCAATAAATTCCTTGTAATGCGATGGATTCAAATTATTGATGAGCGTATCGCCGTCTTCAGCGACAAGAGTTTTGGCATCAATCAAATACCAAACTCCGTCACACCGCAGTGCCAAGATGTCAAACTCGTCGCGGTAGTAGGCTAATTTAGGTTCTCCTGGGCGGCGAGCCTTGCAGAGTTGTATGACGGCAGAAGATTTGCAAGTTCTGTGCTTAACCTGTACGCGAAAGCCATTGACAACAAAGTCATAGGCTTTCCTTCTGCTTGCACAATTTTCAGCACTCAGCCCGCGAGCACTGGCCAGTCGAAGAAAATCTTCTTCGGCACGCCATCCCACCGCAAACAAGTAATCATTGTGCGACGCGCTTATGGCAGATTCAGCGATCACGCTCCATCAGCCCTCTATCCTCCGAAGGCGGGCGGATTGTAGCAGTGAACGCCGGTACACGCAACCGTTAGTCAAACAAAGATGGCTGTTCGACAGTCAGATCGGGTTGTTCGATACCGTGCTTCTCTGGATGACAGAGCGTACAGATCCGAACAGGCGGCGCGATGTAGTAGTCCCATCGCTTGCTGTGCTGCAGACCGCCCGTAGACCACATGCGGCATGCGGTATCAGTGCCAGTCCAGATATGGGCGGCACCTTTAGGAAGGCCCTTGGGTGTACTGCGAACAATAAATCCCGGCTTAAGCGGTAGGTTCATGCGTTACTCCATGGCTAGTGGTGAAGCTGGCCCGACTCCCTCCATCGCTGGAGGAAGTCAGGGGCTAAACATGGCTTTGTGGAGCCAGCCAGCCCGTGCGAAGTGTATTTGTTTTCCCGGTCCAGTTCGCAGTCTCCCCACGCCGGGCCAAGCGGGCGCGAAGCCAGCCCCGGGGCAGGGTAGTCGTACAGCGCACCCCGAGCTTTCTTGGATGGCAAGCGAATTACTTCGCGAGCCCTGCCCCCTCTTGTCGCACTCCTCGCGGGAGCCGGTCGGCGTGGGGCCGATCTTCAGGCCGTCCTTGGCAATCAGAGCCTAGTCGAACGAAACGTCACACAGCGAATCCCATTCCGGGATGATCTCCCGGCAGCGATCCAGCTGGTGATTACAGAAGTTCTTCAGATCCGTGATGGGATATTCCCGGCACTCCTTCGCCAGCCGGTACAGCACCTCGGCGTATCCCGCGAACGTGGCGCAGTGTACCGTGGTTTCCTTCCGCTGTCGCATGTTCATTTGGGCCCGTGCCTGTGACCCAGCGATGTATGCCTGCCACTCGTCCAGGATCATCAATGGCTGGGTGGACCAGTACTCCGTCCTGCCCTGGTTCAGGTAAGTGTTGTAAATCGTCCCGCGTTTTGTTATGGGCACGGCCGCAAACACCCGCTCGGTGGTCAGCGGCGGGGTGGGTATGAAGATTCGTAGGCCGTTCCCCACGTACACGCCGTGATATCCCGGCTTGCCACGGCACAGGAAGTGGTTCGCCTCATGGGCGTAGGTCACCAAATCCGCGTCCCTAGCGTCCGTGTTATCGGGGAGCCGGGAGGCGACATCTCGCAGGGCAGGAGGGAACTCCGCTGGCGGGGACCAGACCCGGGCCACGTACTCAACTTCGGCCCCGGTGGCACATGCCTCTGAGAGCCCCAGAATTGCGATATGAAGCCAGCTCATTTCGGAGGCATAGGGGTTCGGGTGGGGATCTGAACGGCCCTCCAGGTGCTTGCCCGGAGGCCATAAAAGTAACTGTCCTCCTTGCTCACATCCCACTCAGACGATTCGGCCTGATACACCGCGTCCTGGACCTTATATCCAGCCGCCTTTGGGTCGCCTTTGCTGCCTATAAAGTAGGCATCTTTCCAAACGATCCGGTTAGTGGGCAGGCAGGCGAGGTTGCCGTCATCCAGTAACATGACATGCCCGCACTTGTTCTGGTCTGGTAGGTGTGTCCACCCGGGTCCGTTGTGGTCCGGTAACCAATCCACGGTAAACAGGTACACGCCGGGGATCTCCTTGGACCGGAGGTGACAGGTTGCCTCATGGTCCCGGAGGTACTGGAAGCAGTGAACGCTTGGCCGGAAAGTAAAACAGTCCCACAGCTGGGCATCCCCCAGCGCGATCTCTGGGGATTCCGGGTCGGTGGCCAGGGCATGGATGGGGATGTTCCGGTAGTGGGCGCCGGACTTCAGCATTACATGGACCCCCAAGGCCCGGCCGGGCATGGATTGGATGGCGAAGGCGTAACCCTCCTCCACCCCATCCTTGTCGGAGATGTACTTCAGCCGCACGTAGACCTTCAGGTACGGAATGTCAGCGTTCATTTGGCGAGCATCCAGAGTCCTATGTTGCTCCACGCATACCCGCTGTACGCCCAGGCCATTCCGTAGTTACCGATCCGCCACTGGTCGAACGCCACGTAGGCATAGATCAGGCCAGTGAAGATGATGAGATGTCCGCTCATTCGTCACCCATTGATAGACCGTACAGGAGCATGGCCGTGGCGAAGATGAGTCCAATGAAGAATTCCATGGGGCCCGGAGTGTTCATGCCTCACCCCATGTGCTTTCTAGTTTTCGACGCAGCCTTTCGATCTCCACTGTCAATAACTGGATTCGTTTTCTCAACGTATCGTTCTCGTTCTTCAACCTCTCCGCCTCCTGTGACAAAGAGCCCTGTGTCTCCATCGATTCCCCCGAGCAAGTCATGTGGTACGAGATAGTCAATCAGTTGTTGCGCTGGCCGAAGGTGCGACTTCGGCGCCACCAGCATTCCCATCGCATGTCCTCGGGTCGTGTCCCTGACCACCTGTTCCGTCCATGTGTCATCCCTGTCCAGCGGCGTGACCCACACCCACTGGCCCGTGTTCTTGGAGAGGAACACGTAGGCGAATGGCCGGATCACTTCTCTCCCCAACCCACGCAGGTCATCAACGAACACCGTGTCGTACGGAAAGTCTTCCGGACAGGTGAACGTGAGGTTGCGTTCTTTGATCTCCACAGTCATCAGCACAGCGGCGTCCGGATTGCCGCAATGGTCCTTCACCTTGTCATGCTTGGTGAGGATCACCTTTCTTCCATGAGCAACCGCTAGGCCGAGCGAGCGATGGGAATCAACCCATGCCCGCTCGGCGCGGTGGCCGCTAGTCAGCGAGCTGCGGAACGAGCGTGGCATTGTGATCAAACCTGAAGGAACGAATCCCCGGTTCGCGAACGGCTATCGCGCCGCACGCCACGCGGGGGATGCGAGAACACATCTCGCGAATCTGCTCCGGTGTCGGATCGTCTGGGTCTAGCTCCACGTACTCAAACTCTGCGGGCACAGGCCATGAACTGCGGATTGACTCCTGCCGCTCTCGGCATGATTGCGCCCACTCCAGCGGCATGCGGAACGCCCACGCGATGTCGGCATCCGTGGCGTCATGGACGAGCATCGCCGCCACTGCGAGGCGGGACTTCGGCGGCACCTCGCCCATGGCCTTCAGCCACCGAATGAGGAGCGAGATGGTGGACTTGGGATATCGGATGTCCCTGGCCACCTTGTGGATCGTCTCCCTGTTGACGATCACCCGACGCCACACTTCGCTTGCCTCTGCGAAAACACTTCGATAGCCAGTGTTTGAAACGGGTCCAGATACCTTGCTTCTCATTCCGTCCTCCTGGTGGAAACGCCTCATCCAATCGCAGCAACTCCGTTAGTTGCTGTACCGTGTCATCTGTGAGCAGATCCGGCATGTCGCCGCTCCTTCTCTTTGCGGAAAATCTTTCTGATCCAAGCAGTCCGAACCTTCTCGGATGCCCATGTGATGTAGTGGTCAGGCAACTCACTGAGCCTGCACCCGGCGTACTTGCCCTTCAGCGGGTTCATGTAGGTGCCCACTGACCGCTTGCCCGTGAACTGGAGATCCACATCGCGCGTCTCCACGCTGCCGAACGCCCGGCCTTGCGTGTGCTTGCGGCGCTCTTCGATCTCCATCGCCAGCCGCTTGCGTTCTTCTTCCTCCGCAGCCAGCAGGGCCAGCTCTTCAGGAGTCAGCGTCTTCTCTTCCCGAGCGACACGTTCACGGACCTTGGCGACCGTTTCCTTGTTCGCCTCCAGGAACATGTCCACGCTGGTGATCAGCCGGTGATCCAGCGAGGCATCGGTGCAGTCAACGATTTTGAATCGCGGCTTTGCACTCGCAGCAATTGCCGCTCGGCGCGTTTCCGGCGTAGACCCCGCAAAGTCCACCACTCCAGCCAGCGGACGAGTAGCACGGCCAACACACTGCAGCCAAAAAGCCCGAGAGCGAGTTGGTCTTCCGAGTATGAGTGTTGCAGTGGGGGGATAATCGAAACCCACGGCCACAAGCTGGCAATTAACGAGCACCTGAACATCTCGCGACTTAAAGCGTCGAAGCGCATCGGCCCTCTCCTCCGGTGGCATGGTGCCGTACACGTAAGCGGCGGGAACGTCGTAGTTGTTGTTTAGGTAATGGCACACGCCCTTGGCGGCGGCGACCGATGGCGTGAACACCACAGTCTGACCTTCCCGTTCTTCGGCCGTGATCACGCACAGCCGCTGGAGGTTGGCTTCCTTCTCCACCTCGGCTTGGAGCGCCGTGGTTTTGAAGTCACCGCCGACGATGGCAATGCTGGAAAGGTCCATGCTCTTCACCACGGCAAGTTTGCAGACGGGGGGCACGGCCCATCCGTTGGCGATGGCCCACTGGATGTCGTAGTTGCAGATGGCTCGTTCGTAGAATTCCATGTCTCCCTCCGCATCAATGCCCTGCCGTCCTGCCGAAACGGCGTTGCTGAAAACCCTGCGACCATGGCCCCGTCGTTCTGGAAATACCTCAGCATTTCCACGACCGGCTCACTGGTCATCAGGTGTGCCTCGTCCACAATCACCAACTGAAAGTCACGGAATCGCTTGTACCGTGGCTCGCCTCCGCGCTTGCTCAATAGCGTCTGCTTGCTGGCCACGATCACCTTCGACGGGTACTCCTCGTCGGCGTGGTAGTCAGCCATTTCGATCTCGGGATAGATCGCGGCGACTTGCTGCACCTTGTCAATCGCCTGCCACACCAGTTCTTTGAGCGGGCAGATGATCAGCGTGCGGCCGGGAATCCGTTCAGCGAGCATGCAGAAGATCACGGTCTTCCCAGCGCCGGTGAACAATCCGTTGAGCGTGGAAGTGCATCCTTCCTCCATCGCCTGGAGGTTCTGCTGGATGACTGTCTCTTGGTAATCGCGAGCGTCCATGCTGCACCTTGGTGAAAGAAAACCTGGGGGCGAGGTCGGAGGATGTCACCTCGCCCCCAGGGAGCGCCTGCCTCAGAAGGATGCGAATTCCTCTTCGGCGGCTGGCTCGGCACGCTTCTTCGTCCCGAGCAGCTGGACCGTCTTGGTGTCCAGCTGCAGGCGGAACTTCTGTTGCCCGTCCTTCTCCCACGTACGGACCTTCAGCTGACCGGAGACAAACACCGGAGTTCCACGGGTGAGGAACTCGGTGACGCGGCCCGGTCGCCACAGGTCACAGTCGATGTACATCACATCGCCTTCCGTCCGGCCGTTGATGGCGATACCGAACGACGCGACTTCCGTTTCACCGACGATCTTCGTCTCGGCATCCCGCGTGAGGTTGCCTATGAAATTGCACTGATTAAGACTGGCCATGAGGTGCTTCCTCGTACTTGGCATCGAACTTGGCCTGCAACCGCTGCAGAACCTTTGGGTCACACACCTTCTGGGACACACGCAGCTTCACGCGGTCCAGAACTTTCTGGGCTTCATCGACCGACTTGGATGCGTCCAGTTCCTTGGTCGCAACCGATTCGATCTCCATCGACTTCGTCGCCGTCTGGGCAGGCCGGACTTCGACAGGCTTCTTCACTTCCTGCTGGAGTGAGTTGCCATCGTCATCGGGCTCGCCAGAGAACCCGCCAGTGAGCGCCATGAGCAGCGTCCGCTTGGCGTAGGTCATCGCCGCACCGAACCCCTGCATGTCCCCTTTCGGGTTGTGCAGCGGCGCGATTCCGGTGATGTACTGCCCGCTGGAATGCCGTAGCGTTCCGACGAGAATCCACTGCGAGCCAGCAAGGCCGGGCCTGAAGTCCGGAAGTGCAATCCCGTTCTTTGTCAGCGGACCACGCAGGGAATCGCAGCACTGGGCGTACGAGCTGAACTTGCTCCGGAAGTGCGGGTTCGCACTATCCAAGGCAACGTGCTGATACTCAGCCTGGGCCTTCGCCAGAGCCGCAGTCAGTTCGCCCGTCTCCGGCGAACTGCTGGGCCCCATGATGCTTTGGTTATCGATCATGCCACCACCTCCTCACTCTTCTTTGCTGCCCACTGCGGGATGGCCAGCTCCGTAATCTCTCCGTGGTCGATGGGGAGGTACTCTCCCGTAGACCGCCGCAAACGGACTTCCTCCATGACGCGGAGCAACCGCTGCCCCGCCTCTTCAACCCAATCGATTGGCAGATAGAAAACGTGGCACGCATACGGGGCCATCGTTTGCGTGAACACGAACGGCATCCGGAAGTGGTCCCAGCCGACCTGCATCGCACACTCGCGGTACAGCCACTCCTGCTCGCCGTAGCCGTAGTCCATGACGCTGCGGTACAGGACATCCCACTGGGCGGAGGTGGACTTCAGATCCCACCACAGTTCCGGCGTGCATCCGTCCGGCCGAACCTTCACGCGGTGCCCGCCGATCTCAGCAAACACCGACAGTTGGGTTTCGGTGGTTGCTTCGATCAGACTCTTCGCCGCCGGGTTAGCCAGCGTGTGTTCAACCATCGTTCGCAGCGTGAACGCCTCGTCCTCGCTGCAGTCGATCTGCCACGGCTGGATGGTCGCGGCCCAAGACTTGTACTTCCCGCCGCTCCTTCTCCCGGCAGCGTCCAGCACATCCGCAGGCGGCGTGACGATGACATCGTCCACCGACTTGCCGGACGCGATGGCCATGATCGCTGTATCAAATTTGGTGCCCAGCTTGGTGGCGGAGTTGCCGCCGAACAGGCTGTGCCCCTGATCCATCCAGTGCTGCGCCGCGCCACCAAATCGCAGCACGGAAACGAAGAACGACCGACTGTCGAAATCGTTCTGGGCGAAGTAGTCTTGGCTACTCATGCCCACCACTTTCCTTGGCAAACTACTGTCCATATGTCCACCTCCTAGTTGTGAAACGAACTCCTCCAAACCACCGACCGGAAATCAGGCAGGCCCCCTCCGTGGGGCGCGACGGCGTCCGTACACACGCCGGTACTCAACCGCTGCCTGGACGAACTGTCCTAAGACGAGACAGGTGAGAGCGAAGCCGCTCCACCGTAGGAAAATGAAGGCGGCGAGAATCGCCACCCAGCCGACTCTTACGATTGGCCAAGAGAGAGGGGCCAAACGGCAGCTAACCAACTGAGCTAGCTGCCCTCGGCTCTGCCGATTGTAGCGATTGTCCAGGGGGGTACGAGCCCCATCGTCATGTCGGTACTCTCTCCCCCTCGCTGAGTACCCATCATGACCATCACCCAGCTCGCTAATGCCTACTGGCGCCGTGTCGGCGGAAGCCCCGGCTACTTGGAGCAACTCTTGGTTCTCACCAAACGGCTCCCGTGGCTGGCCAGCGATTTGACTCCTGACCGGATCGACGCCTACCTGGATTCGGCACTCGCTCATCTCGCGCCCTCCACCGTTCACAACCATCGCCGGATGCTGCGCACGCTTATGCGTTTCGCTGCGGACGAGGGCCATGTGGACAAGAGTATACTGCGCCCGCTCCGCCGTGTCAAAGTCCCGCCGCCGTGCCCGGTCGCCTTGGATCACAACCAGATCGCGAGATGGGTTGCCACAGCACGCTCCATGCAGGGCGGAACCCGCACCTGCCCGTACAACATCCTTTTGCCCGCGTGGGTTCTCTGCGCCTACAGCACCGGCCTGCGAACCGGCGACTTGCTTGCGATTCGTTACGACCAAATCCGTGGTCATAGACTCCTCCTCCGTCAACACAAAACCAGCGAACCCCATGTCGCTTGGTTGGATGACGCTGCCCTACGTGCGATAGGTCAGCTGCCTCGCCGTGGTCCGCAAATCTTTGGATCACTGACGAACAAGGATCGCATTTTACACGCCATGCGGCGGCTTGTCAAACAAGCCGAGCAGCAAGGCACGACGCGCTGGCTGAGACGCAGCGGAGCGACCTACTGCGAGGCCGCTGGAAAGGACAGCAGCAAATATCTGGGACACCGGGATCCCGGCATGAAGAAGCGCTACGTAGATAGGCTCTTGCTGTCAGAGCTAACGGACAACATCGCAAGCGCGCCGCCAATCCCAGATCAACTGCTTGCTACCGGATTGCGCCCAGTAACTGCAGCGGATCCATCGCAGCCTGCTGCTTCTTCCGATCTCGCGCACGCTTCGCAGCTTCAGACTGGATGACCTTGTACAACAGGTACATGTCGCGCTGCTGTTGTGGCATGGCACGCAGGACATCCTCTGGCACGGTGATGTTCTCGTACGTGCGAACGCCCGGTGTGGTTTCCAGGATCTGGTTCAGCATGTCGCGAGCCGCCAACTGCTTGGTGCGCTCAACGTCAATGTCGCGAACCTTTGCACCGGCCAGCAGATTGAACGCCAGCTTGGTCGCCCGGTCTGCGTCAGTCAAACGGTCGTCAGTCAACGTCCGGTAGATGCCAAGGCCACGGGATCCGAATGGCAGATTCATCAGGATCTGCTCGGCCGGTCGCCCGTACTCACCAAGATCGCGTTCCAGCACGGAATAGGCGTCAGACAGGTCGCGGCCCGTGTACAGCTGGCGGTTCGTGATCATCTCCAGCGGGGCTTTGAGCAGCGGGTTCGTCTGGCCCAACAGATTGCTGCCGGTCTGGACGATGGTGTCGGTGATCGCTGACGGGATCGTCCCTCCGGTGCCCGGTGTCAGGAGATTGAACGTCGATTCCCACGGCAGGTCGATGCTGGTGATGTACCGGCGCAGGTTCTCGTTGCCACCCACCCACTCTGGCGGAAGGGGGATCGCGGAACTGCGACGCATGTACGGCGGCGTGAAGTTGTCCTCGCCTGGATTTGCGCCACGGTTGACCGAGCGAATCATCTGGCTCTGCAGGCCACCTGGGCGATAGGTAAGATTGTTGGTGATGCTCGGCAGGATGCCCTTCTGATACGAGTAGAACGGCACCAACCGCTTCAGAAAGTCGCGCTCCACGGCGCTGAACGCCTGTGGCGAATAGTCCACGTTCACCATGCGCGTCACATCGCCAGCCATGCCGGGGTCCACGCCCTGGCGCACTTGGTTCAGGAATGTCTGCAGGCGAAGCGTGTCTTCCACCGTCCGTCCGACGCTGTCGTTCAGAACTAGCAGGGGGTTGGTGTTCTCTGGCAGTGGGTTGGAGAAGATGCCGACGCCACGCACGCCGAAGAAGTCCGACAGGGCCTGCCCCCATGTGCGGTCGGGGTTGTAGAACGCCCGCCGAACTTGGCCCTCCGCTTGCGTTCCTGGAACGATGCTGGCGACACGCTGCTCGGGAAGACCGGACACAACGTCATCGATCTGCGACTGTCCGACCTTCTGGGCTGCGGCTTCGGTCAGAAACCTTCGCGCACGCTCGGCGTCGTTCGCAAGATTGCTGTAGCCTGGGGCGTTGCGAAGTCTGCGGCCAAGCGCCTCCGTGTTTCCTCTTGCCCCACGGAAAGCGGCGATGAAGTCCAGCGGATTGAACGCCGCGTTGGCCATGGCGTTGATGACGCCACTATAGGTGTTCCTCGTATGGAAACCTGGGTAGGCCAAGGCACCCACCTTAAATGCGTTGGTGCCAGTATCGATTGCCCGAACAACTCCGCGAGACACATCATCCAGCCGCGTCTTTGGCGCGAGCGTGGCGAGGGCATTCAGCAGGCGTTCGTTGATGCTGTAGTTGGTGACATCCTGTCCGGTGCGGCGCTGCCACATGTTGCGGAAGTTGTCCGCATCAAACCCAAGGCGATCCGCTGCTTGGTTGAGACTAAGGTTTACGCCGCCTTGGACGGATCCGGCGGGGATCGGTTCTGCCCGGCGCAGCAACTGCTGGATCAGTTCCTCTGCGTTGGCCTGCACCTTCGCCTGCCCGCGACCATAGCGGACCATGTTCGACCACGTATTGGTGTCGTACAGGCCGGTGCCAGTCTCAGCGAATTGCGTGTCGGCTGTCTTCAGCAGCTTGGCATAGTCCAAGTAGTTCTGCCGGACCTGTCGGTTGGCTGCGTCCAGCATGGTTTGCTGGACTGCTGGGTCTGCTGCTGCAAAGGTTGGGCTGTTGAGTACATTGTCAACGATGTACTGGTACGGCTGCGGAACTCCAGCCGTAGTGAAGGCACGCTCCATGATCTGGATAGCGGCGTCTTCGTCTTGCGCGCGAATCAAAGCCTGCTGCAGGGCGCGAGAGTCAATCGCATTCGCGCCTTGCCCGCTGGATACAAGCCTGTCGAACTCGTCGGTTGGCGTGCCGCTGAGAACCCTGGCAGTCCGCTGTGGGTTGGGGATGTCGGTGTAGCTCCGGCGACCGCGACCGAAGTTGTCGCTCGTCGCCAATAGCCGCTCGCCCATGCTGTACGGCCGATACTCGCGTCCACCGCCACCAGGGATCTCGGGAGGACGGTCAGTCTGGAAACGCTTCAACTGGCGAGCCACCCAGCCGGTGTCGGCGGCACGGCTTGTCCACGTTGGGTCAGCCAGCCCAAGGTCTACTGCATCGGCAGCGGCATCAAAGCCCATGCGGTCAAACGCATTGATCGCCCGTTGAAATTCCGGGACGTTCTCAAACAGGTAGTCGTAGAACGCATTGCCGCTTGTTCTGGCATTCGGCAACATTGGCCCAATGCCGCCCGGCGGGAGGGCTTGCGATTCGATGTAGTCGCCAGCCGCCTGCCACAGACGCGAGTCCTCAAAACGTGGAACCGGGACTGCTGGTCCATACTGTCCGGCTTGGAGCGGGAGCGTGTCCGGGAGGGACTGGATGCCGTACTCAACGTCAGCCATGTCGCGGAGGAAGTCCGACTCATACTGGCGAGCGCGGTTAGATGCACGCCGATTGGCCAGCTGCACTTCGTCCGTCAGCTCCAAGTCGTTACTTACCGTCCCGAGCCCGCCAGCCCGTGCGTCGAAGATGGCATCCATTCCACGAACGACCTGCCCCACCCCAGGAGTAAGCCTCATCGCCCGGCCGACGCGATCCAGTCCGCGCGCGGCAATGTCGCCAGCGACTCCTCCATCAATGGATCCGCCGATGTTTGTGCCTGGAATCCTGAAATCGAACAATGCCCCTGCGGTTTCGCGCAGGCGGCGACCGGCTGGAATTCCGAAACGCTCTGCCTGATTGCGGTACGTGAGCATTGCCCGAGCGCGTTCTGAGCGATCAGGAATTGTGGCGAACCACTCACGCGGGGTAAGGTCACGCACATACTCTCGCGTGCCCACAAAGTCCGCAGCGGGCCTGCCACGGGCCGTGCGAAGTGTGCCACCAAACTCCGCCGCGTCTTCCGCCACGTTCCGGAAGGCGCCGGACTTCTGCATCGCCTTTCCGACGCGGGATAGGCCACCGACCTTTCCGAGCATGGCCCACGGTGCAAAGTACAGAGTGGGATCCAGCAACACTTCGGCAGCAAGGCCGCCTACGAAGTTCGCGGTGGTGTCTTGGTTTCCGATTAGATCGTATTGACGGAGAAGCTCACGGCCGGTCACGCGGTCATCGCTGTTCTCCCACAACGCAGAGAATGCCTTGCCGGGACCGCCGGAGAGTAAGCCTCGTGCCATGGCCCCAGGCGTATCCAGCAGCCAGCCGATACCAGCAAGTCCGGAGGACCCCGCTTGCGCAAGCGTGTTCAGCAGGCCGCTCTTCTCCTCCTCTGGCATAAGGTCGGAGATCGTCGGCTTGCGCTTAATCGGCACTAGACCAATCGGATCCAGCTCTTCTCCGTCAGACGGGAGCAGGCCGAACTCAGCCTCCTCCGCCAGACGCCCGTACGGATCGTATAGATCGAAGAGGGGGGAGCGGACGGCCATTAGACTCCCGGCGGGCGGCTGGGAACAGCAAGCGGGACGGACGGATTAATCGGATTCGGCGGTGGGCCAACCTGCGTCGGATTGGTGCTTTGCGCCCCGGTCGCTTGCTGGGCTTGCGTGTCGTTCACTTCCAGCTCGGCGGCGACAATGCCAGTCCCAAGTCCAAATCGATTTTCAATATCACGCATCAGTCGCTCGCGGGCGGCAGTGGTCCGTGCCCTGTATGGCTTCTGGGCCCACTGTGAATCAGCGTAGGCAGCTGCATCGGCCCGCGCCTTCTGCTGCATCATTTGGGCGCGTGTGTCACCCAGCCCGCCCTGCCCAATCATGTCGGCGTTGATTAGTCGAAGAGCGCTGGCAGCATTATTAGCATCCACGGCTGCGGCGCGATCTCCGCCAGGGAGCATGTACCGGAGCGACGACCTCTGCTCGGGCGTGGTGGACTCGTTGCCCATCATCATCCAAGCGTTCACCATATTCTTGCGCGGGTTACTTCCTGCCAGCATCATCTGCGCACGATAGTTTGCCCACCGCTCGCTC